GTGGCGGCGGATCTCGACGTCGCCCACCTCGAGGCGATCGCCGTCGCGACCGAGGCGGACGACGCCGAGCCGCCGCCGCCGGCCGTCTTCGCCCGCGCCGAGACGATCGTCGTTCCCGCCGCCGAGGGCGGACCGTCGGTGATGGTGATCGCGCCGAGCGCCGCCAAGCGCGCCGCCACGGCGGCCTTCCTCGCCGCCCACCCGGCCGAACGCGGCCGCATCGCCGTCGCCGCGCCGCGGGCGATCCGCCGGGCGCTGATCGAGCGCTGGGCCCCGGCGCTCGGCCGACGGGCGGTCCGCACGATGCTCGACCGCGAGCCCGTCGTGTCGGCGGCGCATCTGCCGAGCCTCGGCCGACCGCTCCTTGCCGTCATCGCCCTCCTCGTCGTCGCGGTGACGGTCATCGGATCGCCCGGACCGATCCTCGCGACCTGGACCTTCGTGTTCCTGATCATCGGCCTCTTCCGCCTGCTGGTCGCCGAGACCGGCCAGCCGCCGCCGCCACCGCCGCTCGCCGAGGGCGATCTGCCGCGTTTCGCCGTGCTGGTGCCGGTCCATCGCGAGGAGGCGGTCGTCGACGATCTGGTCACCGCCCTGTCGCGGCTCGACTATCCCGCCGACCGGCTCGATCTGCGGCTGGTGGTGGAGGCCGACGACCTCGCCACCCGCGCCGCCGCCGAGCGCGCCACGGCCGACACCGCGATCGAGACGGTGATCGTGCCGCCGTCGCGGCCGCGCACCAAGCCGAAGGCGCTCGACTTCGCGCTGGCGACCGTCGATGCCGACTTCGTCACCGTCTACGACGCCGAGGACCGCCCCGACCCGGATCAGCTGCGCCGCGCCGCCGCCGCCTTCGCCTGCGGACCCGCCGATCTCGCCGTGGTCCAGGCGGCGCTGGAGATCGACCACGCCGCCGATGCCCGCCCGTGGTTGGTGCGCCAGTTCGAGATCGAATACGCCATGCTCTTCCACGGCCTGCTGCCGTGGCTCGCCGAACGTCGGCTGTTCCTGCCGCTCGGCGGCACGTCGAACCACTTCCGCCGCGACGCGCTGCTGTCGGTCGGCGGCTGGGATCCGCACAACGTCACCGAGGACGCCGACGTCGGCGTGCGTCTGGTGCGCGCCGGCTGGCACGCCGGCGTCGTCGCCTCGGTCACCCGCGAGGAGGCGCCGACCGGCCTCGGCGCCTGGTTCGCCCAGCGCACCCGCTGGATGAAGGGGTGGATGCAGACCTGGTTCACCCACATGGGCCGGCCGCGACGGTTCCACGGCGATCTCGCCCCGCGCGACGCGGTGGCCGTCCACATCGTGCTGGCCGGCCAGGTCCTGTCGGCGGCGACCTTCCTGCCGAGCCTGATCCTGATGGCGCTGCAGCTCGCCGGCGTGCTGCCGCTCTTCAACGATTCCGGGATCGAGGCCGACGTCCTGTCGCTGGCCGCGCTCGCCGCCTTCGCCACCGGCCTCGTCGGCGCGCTGATTCTGGCGCTGACGGTCGCGCCGCGCGTCGGCCGGCGCTTCCGCCTCGGCGATCTGGCGACCATGCCGCTCTACTGGTGCGCGATCTCGCTCGCCACCTACGCCGCGATCGTCGAACTGCTGCGCGCGCCGGCGCACTGGAACAAGACGCCGCACGGCCTCGCGGCCCGCCTCGCCGAAGACGCCGCGGCGACGACGTCGCAGCCGACGACCACCCGCGAGGGCTTGCACGGAGCCCCCGCCGAAGGGTAAGAGAGGTTGCTTCGAGCGGGTGTAGTTCAGAGGTAGATTTTAATTGTTTTTTATTTTCAATTTCTTGGACAATGACGCTTTGTTTTTGAAGAGCATTGTTTGACAATGCTTTTTTGCAGACATTGTCCCACCCCGAAAGTCGGCTAACCGAACAGACCGGGCGCTCGCGGATGACGCGGCATCCCCCGCGGCGTGATCACCAACTCGCCGACGTCCTTCGGGGCGCCGGCGCCGATCGTGTACGTGAGAGAGACGGGCGCCTGGTCGAACGCCGCGAAGATCTCGCGCACCTCCAGCGTGTCGTTGATCGACAGCACGAAACGCCCGGCGATCCCGGCGAGCGCGTCGGCCAACCGCCGGAAGTCTGAACGGTCGAAGGTGCCGGCGCCATAGTCGCCCTCGCAGCCCCAGTAGGGCGGGTCGAGATAGAACAACGCGTCGGGTCCGTCGTATCGCGCGATGAAGGCGTCGTAGCCGAGGTTTTCGATGATGACGCCGGACAGGCGCTCGTTGATCGCCTCGAGCATCGGCCCGAGCTTGCCCACGTCGAAGCGGCCGGGCATCCCGGGCGAAACGCCGAAGGAGCGGCCGGAGACCTTCCCGCCGAACGCCAGGCGCTGCAGGTAGAGGAAGCGGGCCGCCCGCTCGAGATCGGTCAACGTGGCCGGGTCGGTGGTGACGAGCCGATCGAAGTCGCGCCGGGTGGTGAACTGCCACTTCAGCATGTCCATGAACGGCACGTAGTGGCGCTGCAGGATGCGAAAGAGGGTCGTCACGCAGCCGGAGCGGTCGTTGATCACTTCCGCCTGTGGGGCCCGGCGGCGGCGGAAGAAGACGCCGCCCATGCCGACGAAGGGCTCGGCATAGGTGGCGTGGGGGATCTCCTCGATCAGATCGACGAGCATCGGCGCCAACTGCTTCTTGCCGCCGATGTAGGCGGCGGGCGGAGAAATGGGCCGGACGGAGCGGTGGGTGAAGGTCTCCATTGAGAACATCTCGCGAACATGCTACCCGGCGAAGCGCGCTCGAGCGCACGGCGGGAGACTTCGCATGCCGGGTCTCGCAGGGTCGTCTTGGCGGATGGACCTGCGGCGGAAGGCGCTGATGCGCCATGACGCCCCGCCGGCTCGGTCGACGGGGTCTACGGTCAGGGGTGGCCGCCCCCCTTGAGCGAGGCCCAGACGGCACCGGCGATGCCTGCCACGATGATCGTAACGAGGGCGATGAAGCTCTTGCGCTTGATTTCCTCGGTTGACTCTCGCCACGACCGCAGATGGGCGAAGTCCTTCTGCATGATGATCGGGTCTTCGACCTCGACGCCGATCGAAGTCAGGGTCGCCCGGACGGTCTCGGCGATCAGCTCGCGAAGTTGCGCCTCGGTGAGATTCATGGACTGCTCGCTCATAATGGCCTCGCGTCGTCGAAGTCGATCTGTGGATCAGGCGGCCGGTATCGCGCGCCGAACCGGGCCGCTCGGGCCGGCGCTTGGGAGATCATGATGTCCGGCAAACAAGAGCCTCGGCGCCTGCCTGCGCCCTGGCGCGTCGAAGAGATCGCCGCGGCCTATCTGGTGGTCGACGCCATGGGACGCCGGATCGCGCACGTCTATTTCGAAGACGAGAAGAGCCGACGCGATATCGCGAACCTCCTCACGAAGGACGAGGCCAGGAGGGTCGCGCGGGCCATTGCTCGCCTGCCGGAGATCCTGCCGAAGGCGTGATCACTGTCGCCTCCCGATCGCGGCGCGCGGGCGGTTTCGTCAGGGGATCGTGGCGCCTCCGCGAAGTCTCCCGTCGCGGTCGATGTAGAAGCGCACCAGCGCTTCGTGTCGGACGCGGCACACCCGGGCGGCCGTGTAGGCCGCCGCCAGCGCCTTGACGACGTCGGCCTTGCGACCGCTCGCGAGTGGCGCGGGCGCAGGGACAGGCGACGTCAGTTCCACCGGAGGCGGGTCGGCGCGGACGCCGGCGCCGATCGGGTCAACGCTGCTTGTTGATCTCGCGCACGCTGCCAGCGTCGAGGCAGTCGCGATCACGATCAGGGTCGACATCAGCCGCATGGGTCAGGTCCTCGAGGGCTTGGGCGAGATCGTCGCGCTCGCGGCGGAGCGCGACGGCGGCTCGTTCGGAGGCGGCGACCGCCTCGGCGTTGGCGCGCGCCTGGCGCTGGCGCTCCTCGTCGGCGGCGGCCCGCCAAACCTCGCGCTCGGTGGCCTTGCCTTCGCGAACGCCGGCCTCGTGGGCGGCCTCGACGCGCTCGGCGGCATCCCACGTCGCGGAAACGGCGTGGAAGCCGCAGGCGGCCACGAGAACGACGACGAGCGCCGCCCATCCGACGAGGCGAGCGGCTGCGTCGTCCAATCCGGTCAGCCTGGCGATGATCGCGATCGGGTTCATTGCTCGCCCCCCGGGTCGCGCCGAACAGGGGCGTCGTCATAGGACGGCGCCGGCGGGCGATCGAAGCGCGGCGGATCGTCGAACCGGCCATGCTTCATGCGGTTGAGGTCGTCCCACGCGGCGCCGCCGATGTAGGAACCGACCGTCATCCCGGCGAGAAGCGAGAGCGCCGAGACGATGTCGCGCGCGAGCGCCGTATCGGCGCCGAACATCGTCAGATACCCGACCGCCCAAGCACAGAACCCGAGCGTGCCGAACACCGCCCAACGGCGCCAGAACCATGAGGTCTCGACCATGGGTCAGCCCCTTTCCGCGAGCGCGGCCTCGATCGCCGCCCACGTCTTCGGCCCCGGGTCGCCGTCGGCGACGAGACCGTGATCGCCCTGGAAGCGGATCACCGCCGCGCGGGTGCGCGGGCCGGCGACGCCGTCGGCCGTGAGCGGGCCGTAACCGAGATCGGTCAACGCGCGCTGCAGCTCGACCACCGAGCGGCCCGGCGGCGGATCGGCCGGACGCGGCGGCGCGGACGCCGGGGCCGATCCGCCGAGAACCGCCACCCGGAACGCCGGGAGGTCGAAGGCCGGGCCGGGGTCGACCTTGCGCGCCGGCGCGATGTCCTCGTGTCCGCAGACGTCCTCGAACCCGTAGGCCGCCTCGAGCGCGCGGGCGACCGCGAGGGCGGTCTCGATCTGGCGCGCCGGGTACGTGTGCCAGCCGCGGCGCCCGCCGCCGTGCTTGTGCTCGGCGACGAGAACACGATCGTCGGGGACGGGCCGTCCGGCGAAGGTCCACCGCCCCGGCGCGCCGTCGAGCTCGCCGTAGTTCGCCATCTCGATCCCGATCGAGTTGCTGTTCATGGCCGTGCAGCCGTGCCACTCGCTCTTCCCGGCGTGCCAGGTCGCCCGGTCGAACGGCGCAAGCTGCACGACATCGCCGGCTTCGGAGATCACGAGGTGCGCCGACGCCTTGGCCTCGGGGTTGCAGAGCCATTCGACCGCGCCGTTGAAGCCGCCGGACGTGAAGTGCATCACGAGGAAGCGAGGATTGCACTCGCCGCCGAGGTTCGGGGTCGGACGGAACGGCACGCGGACGCCATCGGCGAGCAAGCGCCCGCCGGAAACAGAGTAGGTGATCATGGGGAACCTCAGTCGATCGCCTCGACGCGGACGCGCACGAGGCCGGAAAATCCGAGATGAGATGCGGCGGCGACGGAGAGGTCGACGCAGCGGCCGGCGATGTAAGGCCCGCGATCGCGCACGGGGGCGGTGATCACGGCGCCGTTGTCGAGGCGGGTGATGCGGACACGAGAGCCGAGACGATGGCGGCGATGGGCAACCAGCACCTCGGCGCGGGATCGGGCGCGCGACCAGCGCGAGCCGTCGGCGAGGCGCGATCCCTCGTCGAACACCGAGGCGATACAGGTCTCGCCGCCGCCCGGGCGCACCGCGTCGAGGCGGGTGCCAGAAAGGCTGGCGAGATAGACCTCGGTCGCCTCATGGGCGGCAGAAGGGAAGGCGCAGGCGAGCGCCAGCGCGACGCCGAGAAGCGCCGTCAGGAGGTGTCGCATGGGATTCCCTTTGGGTTTCAGGCCGCCATAAGGATCGCGGCGGAGCGTGACCGGCGGCGAGACCGGGCAACGAGTGTCACGGGGGCGAGGGTCGCGACCAGTGAGGCCGACACTGCCGCACGAGCCGTCGAGATGGCGTCCGCGGGTGCCGGCGAGACCTGGACCGAGGCCGCGACATAGGCGGCAGCCGAGGCCGACAGGCCCGCCGGAGCGAGTGTAGCCACGACCGTTGCCGAAGCCCGCGCCGCCGCCACCGCCGACGAGGTGATGGCCGCCAGCGTCGACGACACAGATCCCGACACGCGCGAGGACGCCGAGGCCGACAGGCCCATCGGGGCGAGCGTAGCCGCGGCCGTCGCCGATGCCCGTACCGTCGCCGGGGCTGATGAGGTGACGCCCGCCAGGGTCGATGCCACCGTCGCCGATGCCCGCACCGTCGCCGAGGCCGACGAGGTCACCGCCGCAAGGGTCGTCGACACTGCCGCCGAGGCCCGCGCCGTCGCCGAGGCCGACGAGGTCGCCGCCGCAGGGGTCGTCGACACCGTCGCCGAGGCTCGCGCCGTCGCCGAGGCCGACGAGGTCACCGCCGCAAGGGTCGTCGACACTGCCGCCGAGGCTCGCGCCGTCGCCGAGGCCGACGAGGTCGCCGCCGCAAGGGTCGCAACCACGACGGCCGATCGGGCCGCCAGAGCAGCGGGCCGTGTCGCCAGGGGCAGCGTTGCGAGCGGGGTGCCGCCGAGCATGGTCAGACCTCGATCATCGCGTCGATCTGCGCGTAGGTGGTGACAGATCCGGCCGCGATCGCCTCGTCGACGGCTCGCTCAGCGGCGAAACAACGCTGGACATGGGCGGCGACGGCCAATGCGATATTGAGGATCTCGTCGGCCGAAAGAGTGGTCCAGCCGCTCGCGGCCTTGAACTCGACGCTCGCCGCGCCTGAGGCCTGCATATAGCCGACTGCTCCGGCAATCATCGATTGACTGCTGCGCGACGTGTCGATTGTCGCATCGCCGACCACGAGGCCGCCGGTTTCGACCGCGTAGCGACGCGCTGCAGCATGGGTTCGCAGATCATCAGCCGTCGGAGACGTGGGCACGAGAGCCGCAGCCTCGGCCGCCGAGAGCGCGACGACGGCGAGAACGTCCGTCGACAGGTCCATCACGATGCGCTCGGCCATTGGTCACTCCCATGCGAGATTGATGAGCCCGGCACGGAACGTGTCGACGCCGTTCGTAGGGGTGATGCGCAGACGGTCGAGGACGCCGCCGAGGGCGATGCTTCCCGAGCCCATCAGCACAACGCCGCCGCTCGGCAGCGAGAGCTGGTGCTCCGAGGTCCAAACATTGCCGCCCATGTGCGAAAGGATCATTTGGCCGTGCAGGAGGTTGGAGCTCGACGTCGAGTAGATCCCGAACCCGGCCGTCGGCGAAGCTGTCGCCGGCGTAACACCGTTGGCAATGCCCGTGATCGATCCGACGTAGCCCGTGGTTTGAAAAGAGCCAGAGCCGAGTTGGACGAGCGGCACGCTCGAACCATTGGTCGCGACGCCGGCGAACATTACCGCCAGTCGCCGCGCCGTCGAGGGGATGCCGACGAAGTCGATGGCGACGCCACTCGTCGAATTCACAGCGGCTCCGAGGGAGATACCGATATCTCCCGCCAACGCCGTCACGAACACCTGCGCATCGGACGTCAGGGCGACAGGAGAGGCGCCGGAGGTGCCGCCCTGGACGACTGTCCGGGTCAGCGTCGGCCCGCTCGACGAATAGGTGCCCTGCCCGAATTCCCAGATCGTTGCGACACCATTGGAGTAGCCGGATTCGGCCACGTAGGAGACGACGTCGCCATTCGCGACACCGGCAGCCGCGAACGTCTGCGCCCCCGTCACGGCCGATCCGAGCGTGATCGCGCCGGTACCGGGCGCGCTCGCCACGGTCATCCGGGCGCGGTTGGCCAGCTTTCCCATCGCGCCCTCGAGGTCAGGGGTTGTTGTCGGTCAGGGTGAATGCATTGACGGACAGCACCTGACCGACGGCGATGTTCGTGTTGTCGAACGACATGTCGCCGGACCCCAGGCCGCACGCCCCCTGGACGTGGCACGTCGTGCCCGCCGTGTCGGTGATGCGCCAATAGCCAGCCGTACCAGCGGCGACGGCCGCGCCGGTCCACGGGCCGCCTGCGATCGCCTTGGCGCCGGCTGCAGCATTGGTTTCCCAGTCGCTGGGCAGCGTGAGCGTCATCAGGAGGGTGCCGGTCGCCGCCGCCGCGCACGAGGCCGGTGCCGCTCCCGTGTAGATCAGGAGCTTGGGCGCGGTGCCGATTGCCGTCTCGATGGCGTCGAGGCGGGCATTGCGGACGGCGGTCGAAAACTGGATCGTCATGAGACCTCACAGGTAGTCGGTGCCGACCATGTTGCCGTAGACGATGCCGCCGACGAGGTCGAACACGAGGCAGTCGACCGCTCCCGTGGTGGTCGACAGATTGGGCGGAGATCCATCGGGCCAGCGTACCGCGCCGGTCGCGAGGACGAGATGATGGCCGCCGGCGCCGCCTTGCGTCAGGTACAGGACGATGCGTTGCGAGCGGGCCGCCGGCGCTCCGATGATCGACAGGCCGGTGATGTCGCCCACGAGGGTCGCGCGCATCGTGTTTCCGGCGGCAGCATCGATCATCAGCGTGCCGGAAACGGCGCCGAGATCGATCTCGGCCGTAGTCGCGGCCCGTGTCGTGCTCGCCGGATCCAATACGACGATGTCGGCGGCCTGACCGGCTACGGCGACGAGCGACGATGAAGCCGCAACGGTGATCGTAACGTCGTCGCCGCTGGCGACGATCGCGACCGGCGGCGAGGCGATGGTCAGGGACGCCGACGGCGCAGCCAGAGTGATCATCGCGTCACCCCCTGGCGAACGAGGAGCGTGAGCGGATCGGCGCAGAGATTGACGCGGATCCCCTCGGCCTCGGCGATGATGTCGGTGACATAGTCGCCGCGAAGCGTCGTCAGCATCGACTCCGGCACAGCCCATGAGAGCCGACCGGCCGGCGCGTCGATGACGAGCGTCCCGTCGTCGGTCGACAGATCGAGTAGGACGACTGCCGATTCGGCCGATGACCGGACCTGCGAGTGAAACGAGATCCCGGTCAGATCGATCGGCGTCGTCGTGCCGGTCGCCACGAACTGGATGGTCTGGCGCCAATCCCCGTTGTTGGTGATCGACAGCGATCCGGTCATCTGAGGGAGGGCGAGGATGTTCGTCATCCAACGGACTCCGGCCAAGCAATAGCGGGCAGCCCGGCGATCAGCGCATCGACCGTCGGCACCGCCTCGGTACCGGCCTCGACGGCGGCGAACAGCGCGAACGCCGCCGACCAGACGCCATCGCGCCATGCGACGAACGCCTCGGCCTCGGCCGCCCATCCGGCATTCGTCGACATCACGTACGACGCACAGGACGCCGCAGAATTGTATCCGCGGGCGCGGGCCGTCGCCTCGACATGGCCATCGATCGCGGCCGTCGCGATCACACGAAGGCGAGCGAGCATCGCCGCGTCGAGGTCGATGGCCACCACGGCTGTCTCGAGGTCGTCCGGCACCTCGACCACGTAACCGCCATCGGTCGCCTCGGCGACGAGACGGGAGCGCGCCTCGCCGGGGAGGGCCATCACGAGGGCCGCGACCGCATCTGCCGACGGGAACAGGATCTTCTCCATGATCAATCTCCGATCCGCTTGACGAGGTAGTGACCGCCGCCGGTGGTGGTCTGCGTGTAGCCCGAATACTGGATGAGCGAGAACGCCAGCAGTTCACCGGCCGAAAACCGGTAGGCGCCGGCCGCGTTGCCCCACGTCCCAGATCCATCGGCACCGAACAGGCCGAACACATTCCAGGCGAGCTCGGCGTCGGCCGCCGACCGGCGCCGAGCCGAGAGCACGCCGGACGTCGCCGTCGTCGTGATGCCGGCAGACGCGGTGACGAGGTAGAGACCGGCGGTCGGGATGACGAGACGGTTCGAGGCGAGCGTGATGCCGGACGCGGCCGAGGGCGCTCCGATCGTCAGCATCGTCGTGGCAGAGGTCGGTATCGTGGTCGGCGACAGCAGGCCGATCGCGTAGGGCTGGGCGGCCGCGATTGCCTTGTCGACATAGGTCTTCGACGACCCGATCAGGACCAGCTTGCCGATCGACGCGCGATAGACGGCGACGAGCGGCGCGCCGGACAGCCCCTCGCCGACCAACAGCGCCGTCCCGTCGTCGTGAACGATCGTCTTGGGCGCCAGCCCGTCGGGAGCGAAGGTCGGCGCCGTCGACGTGGTCGTGGTACCGGGTGCAAAGATGTAGACGGCGCCATCAGCCCACGCAGAAACAGACGGGACGACATCGGCCGCGATCGCGTTGACGGTGCCCGTGTCGGTCAGGCCGACATGGACCGCCGATCCGGTCGCAATCAACGCCAGGATCGCGGCGAGCAGAACGCCGTCGTCGCCCGGCGTCACGTCGCTCGAGTCGATCCCGCCGGCGAGCCGGACGGCCTCGAGGTTGCCGACGAGGCGGTTGAGCCACTCGGCGGAAATCTGGGTGCCGTCCTCGTTGTCCTCGGACGAGCAGGGAGCGAACCACGACGGCGGGGACCCGACGAGCGGGATCTGAGGCGTGAGCGTCGGGCGGGTCGAGACGGCGCCGTCGGACGCGGGACCGAAGAAATCGTCAGCCATTGATGGTCCTCCAGTCCCGGGCGACGTGGTCCGGGATCAGGCGTTCGAGGAGACAGATGAGGGCGGAAATATCGGGGCCGCAGCCGACGGCCTGAGAGGCGCGGTAGCGGCCGGCACGGGCCGGGCGAAAGCGCGGCGCCGAGAACGCGGACGAGGCGGCGAGGTCTGCGGTGATCACGACCATCGGTCCCGTCCACCGATCGCCGGCGCGTGCCCGCGACGCCGACGACGCACGAGCGCCGCCGGCACGAGCGCCGCAGGGGCGGACCTCGCGACAGGTGATCACCCACCCGGCGAGCACGGCGAGATCGACCCACCGCTCGCAGCGCGTGGCCGCGAGCGCCGCCCGCTTGATGCAGGGGTCGGGATAGGGATCGCAGGCGTCGGGCAGCCCGTAGTCGGTCAGCCACCAGTCGCGGGTCTTGGTCGCCGTCCCGCAGAACCATTCTTCGCGCACCGCGCAGGCCCGCGCCTCGAGAACGGCGAGCGGCTCGGCGAGCGCCCGGAAGAAGCGGCGGATGACCGATCCTTCGCGCCAGAGACCATCCCAGGCACGCCCGCGCGGCATCAGCTGGACGAGCATGTCGGCGATGTCGTCGGCACTCGGACAGGTCGGCATGGGAGACCTCACGTGAAGAGGATGTTGCCGAGCACCGCGCGCTCGCCGTCGGCGAGAACGATGTCCTCGACCGGCTCGACGGGACCGTGGCGAACCTCGCCGACCGCGCGACTGATCGCCTCTTCGATCCACGACCGGGAGAACGAGAAGGCGGTCGCGCGCATCGGGAAGCTCGGGTGCGCGTCGGCCAACCCGGCCACGCGGGACCGGCTCGCGAAGACGTTGGCGAGTTCGGCGGCGATGGCGTCGCGCACCTCGCGGCTCGAAGGCGAGAGAGCCGGGATCCGGACGTCGACGACGACCGGCGTGAACGCCGTGACCGAAATCAGGGCACCGTCCGGCGCCGACGCTTCCACGGCCTCGCGCACGGCGGCGAGTTCGGCCGCCGTCGGACGACCGCCGTTGCGCCGTCCGTCGAAGACCGGAAACAGCGACACGCGGCCGACACCGCTGCGGCGCGGCCAGACCCAGCAGTCGGAGCAGCCGTCGACCGAAGTCGCCCAGCGCCAGTAGTCCGACGTCGTGCCACCCTGCGGCGGATAGGCGAGCCGCTGCAGCAGTCGCGCGCGATAGACGTCCTTGTCCTCGATCTCGTCGCCGCCGACGAGGCCGGCGGCACCGACGACGAAGGTCGCCTCGCCGTCGACGCCGGACAGGGCGACGAGGGTCGATCCGGCGGCGGTGTTGCCGACGGCACCGGCCTCGACGGCCCGGACCGACAGGGCGAGCACGCCGGACCCCGCAATCGAAGCGCCGGTCACGACCGAGAAGCGGACCCCGTCGGCGCGACGCAGCACGGCGCCCTTGTCGACGGTGACCGCACCGTCCGTCGTCGCGGCGACGTCGCCGGTCGCCTTCGAAGCGGCGCGCCGCGGCAGCGAGAAGTCGGCGCCGTGGCGGATGAGCGCATCCTCGCCGGCCATGTGCACGAAGCGATCGCGGGCGATGTCTTCGATCTTGGCGTCGATCTGCCACATCGCACCGCCGACGGCGGTCGCCGTCGGGCCGATGTTGTTGCGGGCGAGCCGGGCGTCGACGCCCGGAAGCCATGCTTCGAAGGCCGCGGACAGGCGGTCGACCCACGTCTTCGTCGTCTCGGAAACCCAGCTCACGTCTGCCTCCAGAGGATGTCGAACGTGCGATCGTGAATGACGGCCCCGGACGTCGACCGGATCTCGATCCGCAGATCGAGGCGCCGATCGGCGGGGTATGGCATCGCGGTGACGGTCACGCTGCCGGCGACGCGGTCGCGCACCATCCAGGCGAGCGCCCGCTCGGCTTCGCGCCGGGCGTCGGCCGCCATGGCATCGGAGACGATCGCCTGCTCGAGAACGGTCCACAGCCATGAGCCGAACGGCTCGGTGCCGGCGGGCGTCATCCCGTCGCCCCACCAGCCGCGCCGGTCCTGCACCTCGGTCCGCCAGCCGTCCGGCGCGCGGGCATCGGTGAAGAGCGACAGGATCACCGCCGTGGCGATGGCCGCGCGGGAGACGAGGCCGCCGCTGTCGGAAGATCCGTCGAGAGGCGCGAGTGCCCAGTCGAAGGCGAGCCCGTCGCCGTCGACCATCACGGTATCCCAGTCGAGCGGGGCCGCCGGCGCGGTCGATTCTGCATCGCGGAAGGAGACGGTCCAGGTCATACCGCCCTCGCCTTCTCGGCGAAGCCCGCTTCGGTCGCCACCCGCGCCGAGGCGTCGGGAGCGCCGAGGCGGACGTCGCCCTCGAGAATGATTTTCGCGGCCGAGAAGTGGATCTCGTCGCCGCCGACGACGCGGATCTTGCGCTTGACGATCGAGATGACCTGACCGGAGGCGTCATAGATGCGCGTGCCGCCGTCGGCGAGGCCGCCGGGGCGATGATCGGGGTGCTCGAAGCCGAGCGCATAGGCGCGTTCGGACGCGCCGGACTGCTGCAACAGCACGCCGACGGAGCCCACGGGCGGCGTCGACGAGAAGCCGAACGGCTGCAGGCGCACGACGTCGGTGAACTGCGTTCCGCGAAGGCCGGTCGCCCGCGCGGTCTGCAACCCGCCGCTGTCGTCGAGGCCGGAAAGCCGGGCGCGGACGAGCGCCGCATGGATCGCGTCTCTCATTCCGGCATCTCCCATGCGGCCCCGGACTTGGAGCCCTTGCCCTTGTCGCCGCCGAGGGCGCGCGGATCGACGAGATCGAGATGGGCGATCGTGCCGTCGTCGGACTGCCGCGCCGCGACCTTCTCGATCGCCATGTCCTGGGCCACCCCGAGATAGGGGCTCTCGACCCAGAGGAGTTTGCCGGGCGTCCAGATCTCGCCGGCCTCGTCGCGCCAGCCGATGGTGCGCGGCGCCGTCACCTTGACGCCCTCGCCGGCCGCCTGATCGCGCCGCCACAGCGCCCGGCGAGCGGCCGACTTGGCATCGACCTCTTCGGAAGCGACGATCACGACCTCGACCGGCCGCTTGACCGTGCGGTCGCGCGCCTGTTCGTCGACCTCGAGATCGTCACGGGTGCCGCCCGTCGCCTTCTGTCCCTTGACCGACTGTTTCTGCGCGCGCTTCGACCAGTCGAAGATGGCCTCGGCGTCTTCGCAGAGGTTGACGCCTTCGACAAGGCCGCCGGCGTGGCGACCGAGCGTGCCGCGGTAGTAGACGACGCCGCCGTCGGCGGTGCCGGTCAGCAGGTGACCGTCGATGCGGGCGAGGCGCCAGGCCGCCGACAGGACGCTCTCGCCGAGCGTGACGCGGAAGACCCGGCGCGAGGCCGATCCCTTCGACCGGTCTTCGATCGGCACGCCGTAGCGGTCGGCCAGTTCCTTGATGATCGCCGCGGGCTTCGCCTTGCGCCATTCGCCCGTGCCGTGGATCGCCGAGGAATCGACGATCAGCGACGACTTCGATCGCCCTTCGATGGTGATCGACGGCGACGTCGACGACAGGCGCGGATTGTACCGCTCGATCCACCCGACGAGCACCGTGTCGGCTCCGGCGAAGAGCGTGCATTCCGGCCCTTGTGCCAGCTTCTCGCCGAGCGCGGCGATGTCGGCGACGAAGGCGGCGATGCCGGCCTCGGTCGCGTCCTTCGGCGTGATCTTGGCGGTGAACGAGCGCGCCGCCTCGGACGCCGACGCCTCCCATTCGATATCGGTCGGATGCAGCATCGCGCCGCCGGCCGACAGGGTGACGGTCTCGAAAGCCATGGCGACCTCGGCGATGTCAGGCGGCGAGCGCCTCGAAGGTCTCGGGCACGAAACCCGGATGATCGAGCCGATTGCGAGCGGCGATCTCCGCCGCCCGCGTCGGATCGGCGTAGAGATCCCAGGCCCAGGCGAGCGCCGGACGAGTCCGCGACGACGTGATGGTGACGACCGGCGCCAGCGTGGTCGACCGCGCCCGCAGGGCGACGACCGTCCGATCGCGCACCGCGACGAGCGAACGGATCGCGGCGAGCGGCGGCGGCGACAGGCCGGCGAGATCCTCGATCACGTCGGCAAAGGTCGTGGCCAGCGTCGCCCGCGCGGCGACGGCCGACGGGCGATCGCCATAGGACCGACGCACGGCGGCCTCGGCGAAGGTCGCCAGCGACGCGACGGAGACGATCCGCGCGGCGATGGTCGACGCCGCCTCGACTGCCCGCGAGCGCGGCGTCGACACCGCGAGCGAGACCGACGGCAGCGTGACGGCGACGAGGCCGGCGGCGCGCGTCGGCCAACCGACGGGATCGGACGCATCGGCGACCGCTCGGACGATCGAAGCCGCCGAGGCGGCCCAGTCGGCCGGATCGGCGACGATCGACCACGACGCCGCGGCGAGGTCGGCGAGGTCGTCGGCGAGCGCGGCGAAGGTGGCGACGTCGGCAGCCGTGGCGTCGGAGGCGACGCCGACCGCGGCCTCGAAGTCGCGGACGATCTCGAGATCGGCGAGCGCTCCGAGCGCGCCGGAGACAAGCGCGTCGGACAGGTCGCCGACGATCGCCGGCAGCCCGCCGACGAGGTCGACGGCAAAATCGGCAACCGTCGACAGGACGTCGTCGACGGCCGCGAAGACCATGTTCTCGAGGGCAGCGATCGACGGCAGGGCGAGCAACGAGCCGCCGAACCCGGGCGCCGACACCTCGCCGGCATCGACACACTCGATGTCGACGGCGACGTACCCGAGCTTGTCCTTCTGGAAAGCCCGCTTGACCGTCGACAGTGACACCATGGCCGAGATCGTCGGCAGCACCAGGAGGTGCGGACCCTCGACGCCGTCGAGGTCGAGCAGCGACCGCGCCTGCGCCGCGGCGTCGAGGCCGCCGCAGTAGGCGGTCGCCCGATAGGTGCGGGGTGCCGGCCCGAACTCCTCGACGACGTGGCCGCCGTTCGGGATGGTGTGGACCGCCTTTCGCCGCCCGGCCTCCACGTCGTCGGAGGCGACATGAAAGGGCCGGCCGGCGAGCGACGCGCGGGAGAGCGAGGCGGCGAAGGGCGTCATCACGGGGCTCCCGAGAAGTCACCGCCCTTGAACGAGCGGCCGGTGTCGAGCGGAGCCTTGGCGGCTTCCGTGCGGGTGCGGATGATCAGGGGCTGCGCGTCGAGGCTCGACTGGAGACGCGCCCGCATACGGGCAATCTCGCTGTCCATGCTGGCGTCGTCCAACTGGACCGGGATGTCGAACGGGTCGGGCCGGGCCTTCGGCATCGGCAGGACGCCGCCGACCTCGCCGGCACGCCGGGGTCGGGCCTGCGGCATCATGTAGTGTCGCAGCGGCGCGAGCTCGGAATCCGGGATGCCGGGCGTCGCGCCGTAGTCTTCGTAAGGGAACAACCGGTTGGCCGCCTGACGCGCGCGGTCGAGGCGGGCCTGGGCCGCGTCTCGATCACGAGCGGCAAGACCGGACGGGCGACCATAGACGGTCGTCCGGCCGGCGCGTTCGGCCACGTCGACGGCGCGGCGTGCGGCATCCATGTCGCCGAGGGCAGCGACGTCGGCCTTGTGCTGGTCGGCAGCCTGCTCGCGCGGCCCCTTCTTCCGGAACATCGGCCAACTCTCGTCGGCGTAGATCAGTTTCTCGGCGTCGTCCGGCGACATGCCGCCGGCGACGAGCTTGCGGATCCGGACCTCGGGCATGCCGCCCGGCGTCGCCGCCGCCTCCTCGAGTGCCTGGAGCCGCTCGTCCATCGCCTTGGTCAACGCGTCGAGCGCCTTCGGAACGCCGAGCCCCGCGACCGTCTTGCCGGTCGACACCACAAACTGATTCCAGGAGTTCGACAGGCGGTCGAGCGACGACTGGGCATCGCCCGTCACCTTGGCGAGGTCGCCGATGGTGGTGCCGTCGACGCCGTCGAGCGCCGCCTGGAGCTTGCGCAGCGCGTCACGCTGCGACAACAGCGCGCGAACGCCCGCCGAGACCTGCATGTCGCCGAAGAGCTGCGGGATCTTCGACAGGTCGCCCTTGAGGGCGCGCTCGGACAGGTCGAGGAACACCTCGGAAAGGTCCTTCCCTTCCTTGCGCGCCTTGGCCATTTCCTTGCGGAGATCGACGCCGAACTTCTCGAACTTCTTCGCGGTCTCGTCGCTCTCCATCTTCTGGAAGACGTTCTGCAGGTTCGTCGCGGCCGACGAGGCATCGCCGGTCTGGTTGCGGACGATCTGCAACATCGCGACGAGGCGCTTCAACCCGGCCTCGCCCTTCATGCCGACGGCAGCGGCGGCCGGCGCCAGCGAAGGCAGATACTGCGACATGTCCTTCAGTTCGAACTTGCCGGCCTTGCCGCCGGCGACCAGGACGTCGAAGGCGGCCTGCATGCGTGTGGCGACGATGTCGAGACTGTCGGCCAGTGCGCCGGACGTCGCGGCGATGTCCTTGACCTCGGCCCCCGACGCCTGCGCGGTGCGCGCGACCGCCGGCAGGAAGGCGAGCGCGTCCTCGAGGCTCTTGCCCTGCGAAACGAGATCCTCGAGGCCGCCGGTGACGGCATCGAGCGGAGTCGCCGTCTCCTGGCCGATCTCGACGATCTTCGACCGGATGTTGCCGACGGCTGCGGCCGAGGCATCGGCGGTGATGCCGATACGAGTGATGCGCCGATCGACCTCGGCGAAGTCGGTGAGGGCGCGCTTGGCCGCGCCGGCGACCACGGCCGGCGCCACGACGGCGGCGACGCGCCCCGCCATGGCGACGGTCGCCGCGCCGATCTTCGACGAGGCGGCCGTGACCGCCTTCGCCTTGTCGTCGATCGCCTTCATGCGACCGGAGACCGACTGGAAGGCGCCGGCCGTGCGGTCGACCGCCGACAGCTTGAGGCGCGCCTCGATTTCGCGGCTCATGGCTCACCTCCGGCGCGAGAGATAGTTCGACGCCCGAAGCGCCCGACGTTCGATCTGCGAGAAGGTCAGGCGCTCGGCTGCGGCGGGGTCCCACCCGGCGCGGAAGACGAGGAAGTCCCAGAGCCGCCCGATGTCCCCGCGACCTTGAAAAAATCGAGGAGGGCATCCTTCACCTTGCGGATGTCGGCGAGCGACAACTGACGCAGGATGGCGGAGGGTTCGCTCTCGCCTTCGAAGGTGACGCAGGCCTCGACATAGGCGCGGACCGCGGCGAGGTTCTCGATCACGACCATCTCGCCGGCCGCGGTTCGCTGCGCCTCGACGGCCTCGCCGTGGTCGAGATAGAGGCCGCCGGTCGGCTCGGAGACGAGGGCGACCTGCGTCCCCGAGCCATGGCCGATGTAGACGCGCGAAAGGAGAACGCGGGTCGGCGCCATGTCAGATCATCCGGTAGTCGACGCTCTCGAACGAGAGGCCGGAGGTCGAGAGGTTCTTCTGGTCGGTGGACGGCTCGCCGACGAAGCACCCGTCGGTGAAGAGATGGGTCCGACCGGTGTGGGCCTCCTCGACCGTCAGGTTGCCTTCGAAGGCGAGGAGGTCGTCGGCGGTGACGCCGGGCGGAAGCTCGAGCGTCATGTCCGCCTTGTAGTTGCGCGGCGAGATGATCCGGGTGAAGGAACCGTCGAGGTTCTTCTCCGTCGTGACGCCCGTCGACGACGGGTCGATCTTGAAGTCGCCCTTGATCTTCACCCGGCGGCCGTCGCCGAGCGTCAGGATCATGCGGCCACCGGCCGACTGGTTGGACATGGGGGAAGCCTCCGGTTGATCAGAACTGGCTGTAGAGCACCGCGTTCGCGGCGATCACGTCGAGCGGGTTGACGCGGTCGAGCGGCGCCAGGACGTTGACGCGGTTCGACGCGTCGGCGTCGCGTTCGACACGGATCGCCGCGGCGAAGGCGTCGAGGTCCTCGAGCACGCCGCGCGTCACCAGCGCGCCGTAGGCGTGCACGAAGGTGGCGCGGATGTCGTTCGGCGTCGAAATCGCGGCATTGCCGCCGGGATTGGTCGAGGCGATCGCCTTCTGCCCGTGCTCGACCGAGAGCCGGAAGCGGAAGAACTTCAGCGCGTAGACCAGCTGGTAGAGCGCCTGGACGTCGCGGAAGGTCGTGTCGGTCTGGCCGAGCGCGTTCTTCTTGGACATCGTCACCGCCTTGTCGACGACGACCACTCCGTTGATGACCGACCAGGTCGAGATCCGCGCCTTGAGGAGCGCGTTACGCGTCGCGTGCGACGGCCACTTCGACCGCGAGCGCGGGGCCTTGACGTAGACCAGCGCACGACCGGTCTGGTTGCGCGACACGTTGCCGGACGCGCCGTCGTGCAGCCACCCCACCTGCATGGCGGTGTAGGAGGCCAGCCAACCCCAGGCAGGCGTGGCATCATCGGACGACGCGATGCGGCCGACGCCGGTCACGTGGCGGTCATCGGCCAGCGCCTCGCCCCACGTGATCAGCGCGGCGGCCGTGTCGGTCTTCACCGTCCAGAGGTGGCCGTAGGACTGGCGCGACCAGGACCAGCGGCCGGAGACGTCGCCGAGCATGTCGCGAGCGCGCTGCAGGTTGGTGTCGTCCGAGAAGGGACAGATGATCGTCGTCCACTCGTCGTCGCCGAGCGCGGCGAAGAGCGTCGAGAGATCGGGCGTGCCGGCGCCGGCGGTCGCGGCGGCGATGGTCAGCGCGGTCGCGAACAGGTTTCCGGTCACCGACGGATCGGCCCAGATGTCGAGATCGGCGAAGATCGTACCCTTGTGCGCCGCGGTCAGCGTCACGACGTTGGTCGCGGCCGTGGCGGTGACGGGCAGCGTCGCCTTGGTCAGCTCGTCGTAATGAGCGTTGACCGCGGCGGCGAGGTCGGTGGCGACGGTGGCCGCGGTGGCGCCGGCGGCTATCGCGATCTGCACGCGCTCGCCGGCGATGTCGACGACGCCGATGCCGCCGGCGGCGGGGATGGTGCCGACCGTCAGCGTCCAGGTCTGGGCCGTGCCGGTGTCCGGCGCCGCGGCGATCCAGATCTCTTCCGCCGGAGCGTTGGCACGGGCCCGGCGGTACATGTCGCGCAGGATCGACGTCGGACCTGCCAGCGCGTCGACGGCTTCCTGCGACGCGGCGAAGACCGGCGTGTCGGTCGACATGGCGCCGGCGGACGTCTTGTGACCGACGAGCACGATCCGGGTTTCGGACTCGAACGTGCCGCCCGAGTTGACCTCGAAGGCGAAGATCGGCGCGACGATGCTGCCGGAAATCTGGTTGAGGGGGACGGTGGTCATGTCAGTCCTCGTCGGTCGGTTCGGGGGCGGTCGGTTCGGGGGCGGCAGAGGCGTCGGCGTCGGTGATCTCGACGACCGATCCTTCGGCGATCAGGGCGGACCACCACGGGCTCTCGACGTCGACGGGGCGAGGCTCGACGAGCGTCGATGCCGTGCCGGGAATGGGGATGGTCAGATCCGGACGGGCCGGTCGGACGGTGGCGATCCGCATGGGGCTCACTCCGTTGGAGGGGTGCCGACGACGCCGCGAACCGGCGCGTCGGCGAGCGTATCTGGCATCGTCGGTCCGAAGCCGAAGACGATCGTCTCGAGCGGCGTCGGGTCGGACGGGGCTTCCCAGGTCGAGGCGATCGCGGCGAGCACCGCGCCACCGTAGGAGCCCGGCGGCAGCGCCGCGAAGACGTGCGACGCCGGCGCGGGCAGGCCGCCTTCGACGTCGTCCCAGTCGTCGTCTTCGATCACGACGGTGATGCGGAGCATCAGGCGCGACAGACGCACGCCGAGTTCCGGGTCGCGATCCCATCGGGTCTCGAACCGTCGATAGCCCCGGACGAAGCGGGGCACGAGCAGGGGCGACGTCGCCAGGACGCGCCGGATCTGCGTCGCCGCGAGTTCCAGCTTGGCGACGGCGTCGGCATCGGCGGCGCCGATGCCCATTTCGTCGGCGCCGTCGACGATCGGGATCTCGAGGTCGATCACCAGCCCGACCTCGATGTATTCGGGGTCGTAACCGTGCTCGTCCGAGGGCGGGTCGGCGCGCGTCTCGTCGACATAGACGGACCCCAGCACAAAGCCGGGGTCGATCACCGTTCGGCCCCACGGCACCGACCCGCTGTCGAGAACACGCGGACCGAGGAGCGTCGGCCAGTTCGGCGACGACGCGTCGAAGAGCGGCGTCGGCGCCAGTGCCTCGACGACGGCGAGGCGGAGGGCGGTCGTCGAAAGCGATGCCATGGCTACCTCGCGAGCGTCAGCGTCACCGTCATGCGCCCGCGGCCGTAGGGCTGTGGACGCGAGACCGAATAGACGAGACCGCTGGCCTTGTTCTCGAGCCGGTCGCCCTGGCGAACGTCGACACCGTCGGCGACGACATAGCTGGCGGTGTGGATCGACCCGGCCGACGGCGTCGGCGAGAAGCTCGCGACGCGGCCGGTCGAGAAGGCATCGGCCGGCGTCTCGCGCTGGATGGCGACGAAGGGGTCGACGATCGCGCGGTCGGGATCCGGCACGGCGGCGGCGTTCGGACCGACCGGGCGGGCCATGGGGCGGAAGATCCAGTCTTCCGCGAACGCGGCGTCGACCGACCGCCTCGCACGCGCGAGACGGTCGGCGAAGGTGCCGGCCATGGCCGTCAGGCCCGCTTGCCGCGGAGGAGCATCTCCGGGCGGGTCGGGACGAACAGCGGATAGCTGTAGATCTCGATGCGGTCCCACTCGTCGCGGCCCGACTTGTCTTCCAGGATCAGGCCGTAGTACTCGCGACCGCGCTGGTTGACGTAGGGCTTGAACTCCGAAGCCGGCGCCCAGCCGACCTTGAAGGCGCCGCGAGCGCCGACCGGGAAGAATCGGACCTTGTCCGTGCCGATGGCGATCGTGGAGCCGTCGTCGGTGCCGCGATGATTGATGAAGGTGATGCCTTCGATCTCGATCGCGGAGTAGCCGGGGATGTTCTCGAGCGCGACGGCCTTCTCGGTGCCGAGCTTCGTCTCCTTGATCTGCTTGTGGTTGACGAGCCAGTCGAAGAAGGCGTCACCGGCGAGAGCGAAGACCCGCGTGCTCGGCGTCCAGACGCCCTTCGCCGCCTTCTCCATGGAACGCTTGACGTCGCGGCAGATCTTGCGGACGTCGGTGTCGGGCTCGTCGAGCGCGAAGTCGATCTCGGCGGGCTCGGTGATACCCCACTCCTGGAACCAGTCGTAGAGCACGGTCGAGCCGTCGGCGTCGATGACGCGGCCCTGGATCGCGCCGAACCGCATGTGCTCCCAGGTCAGCTCGAGATCGTCGATGATCTGGGCGGTGCGATCGGTGACCTCCTGGGCGACGTCCTTGGTCTGCTGATCGAAGGGCAGCGCGAGAACGCCCGCCATCTCGATGGCATAGACGGTCGAGCCCTTGGCGAGCCGGACCGCGTCGAACTTGCGGATCTTGGAACCCTGGGGGATCAGCTCCTCGGGCGGAGCACCGTTCTCGGACGTCGGGATGAGGGCCATGGTGCGGTCGCGGCTGGCGACGGCGATGGTGCGGGAGCGCGAATAGATCGGCTCGAACAGGTTGAGCATGCCGAGCAGCTGCGGCTTGTGGTCGACCTTCTCGACCACTTCCTCGTTGAACTCGATCGCACCCCAGGCGTTCTGGGAGAAGATGTCGGTGATGAGGGCCATGGGACGAAATCTCCTTCAGCGGCCGATGATGCCGAGGGTCGCCAGGGAGGCGAGCGCGGCGGTCTTCTGATCGGTCGTGACGCCCGACGCCCACGCCAGCTCGGCCGTGTGAACCTCGGAATCCCGAACCGTGGCGGTGCGTCGACGATCGGCGGAGGTCGCGTCGACGCCTTCGTAGAGGATGGCCGACGCCGCGCGGCTGCCGTCGAACGGCACGTACTTGCCGGCGGTCGCCGGGTCGGCCTTGGCGACCGTGACCGGGAACCAGCTGCCGGCGGCGAAGTCGGTCGAACCGTCCGCGATCGTGAACTTGATGTCGCCGGTGAACGCGACGCCGACGACGGCGCGGCCGACGACGACGCCATCGGGATCCTCGACGACGAAGGTGCCGCCGTCGGTCGCCGGCTCGACGCACAGGACCTTGTAGACGCCGGCCTTGACGCCCGCGCCGACGGACGGATCGGCGAGCGTCAGCGCGCCGTTGCCGGTGCCGACGAGGGCGCCGACCGAGGCCGTGGCGGTGCCGCTGGCGGGCGCGACGCGGGACAGCACGGCGCCCGCCTTCAGAACGCCCGAGCCCGAAGCGACGGTGATCTGATCGCGCGAGCGATTGCCCGAGGCCTCGGAGACGAGATAGCCCGCGGTGCGGGCGAGGTCTTCGGAAAGAACGGTCATGTCGGCCTCCTCAGCGGCGCTTGTTCGTGGTCGCGACCGCCGCGGCGAGCGACGTCGTCTTCGGCTGGTTCTGGTCGCCCCCGGCACCCGGCGCGGCGAGGCCGGCGGCGGCCTGGCGGCGGGCGGCGTAGTCGGTCGGCGAGGTCTCGGCGACGGCCTTCGGAGCCGCCTCGAGCGCGGCGACCGCGGCCTCGGCGGACATCTCGGTCTCGTAGGCGAGATGGGCGGCGAGCGCCTCGCGGCCGGTCGCGGCCTCGGCGGTCGTGATCGCCTTGATGCGCGCCTTGGCGGCGGCCACCGCGTCGGCGGCGGCGGCGGCGGCGGCGGCGGAAGCGGGAGTCGTGGTCTTGTCGGTCATGGTGTGGTCCTCGGTCGAGGGCGCGGCCGTCGGCGGCGGCGGGGTGGACGCCTTCGCGGTCGGCGCGACGGCGGGATGAGCGAGCGGCTTCCATCCGCGCGCATCGGCGAGGGCGACGAGCGCGGCCGGAGCGCGGGCATAGGCGCGATAGGCGAAGGCAGTCGGCTGGTTGTCGTTGGCCGCCCGCGAACCGGCGGCGGTCGTCGCATCGGCGAAACCGGCCGCCACCGCCTCCTCGGCCGTCATCCACGTTTCGGCGGCCATCAGCGACCGCATCTCGGTCTTGGGTTTGCCGGTCTTCTCGGCGTAGATGTCGGCGAAACCGACGGCGAGCGCCTCGAGATAGGCGATCGACTTCTGGTGTTCGGCGAGGTTGCCGTTGGTCTCGACCATCGGGTCGTGAATCATCAGCGTGGCGCCGAGCGACATCACCATCCGGTTGGCCGCCATGGCGACGATGCTCGCCGCGGACGCCGCGATCCCTTCGACGATGATTTCGACGTTCCCCTTGTGGGCGGAGAGCTGCGAGTGGATCGCGGAGCCTTCGGAGGCGAGGCCGCCGCCGGAGTTCAGATGGACGACGATGTCCGTCGTACGGCCGACCTGGAGCAGGGCGAAGGCGACGTCGTTCGACGTAAAGCCGTCGTTTTCCCACCAGTAGGCGCCGACGGTGCCGGTCAGCCAGATTTCGTTGTTCTCGACGATGACGGCCATGGTGCCCTCTCGATCAGCAGAAACGGATGCCGCGCGCGAAGCGGCGGCGCGGGGCCGGGCGCCCGGAGGCGATCGCGCAATCGCGCTCGGTGGAGGCGATCAGGCGATCGAGGGCGGCGAGGTCGGCCTTGAAGTAGCGAACCTCCTCGTCGCCGAAGCGGACCGACTGTTCGGCCTGACCGGAGACGATCGCGGTGCGCAGATCCTTGAGCCGCGCGAGCTCGGTGCAGGGATCGGTCTCAGCCATTCGCCCCTCCGGTCGCTTGTCGGTCGGTGGCGAGCGGATCGCCGCCGCCGCCCTGCGTCCGCAGGAACGGATTCGGCAGACCCGCGTTCGTCACCATCACGAGTTCGCGACGGCGCTGCTCGATCACCTCGCGGTAGTCGAGACCGCCCTCGGCGCACTCCATCTCGAGCGTCGACGTCCCGGCCTGCAGGCGCTCGGTCGATGCCCGCGCCGACTTCTGATCGTCGGCGGTGGGCTTGGCCGGGCCATGCCATTCGGCCCAGGTCGCCCGGGCACGGTTGGCGGCGAAGGCACGGTGGCCGCCCTTGAACGGGATGCGGCCGGTGGCGACCTTCTCGTCGAGCCAGGACTCGTAGACCGCCTGATAGATCGGCGCGGCGATGCGGCGGCGGCGACGCAGCACCACCGGCCAGATCGACGCCGTTTCCATCCGAACGGACGAATAGGTCGCGTCCGACTGGTCCATCGCCAGCGACGAGTAGGTGACGCCGATGGCACGGGCGAGTTCGCGGCGCAGGTCCGCCGAGAACGGCAGGTAGTTCGACCCGGGCGTCTCGGCCGTGTGGATCTCCATCTTCTCGCCGGGGGCAAGGTGCGAGACCTGCGGATCACCGTTGAGGGCGATGCCGCCGGACTTGGCGGCGTCGAGACGCGAACCGAGATAGCCGAGGAATTCGGTTTTCAGGTCCTTGTCGACGTCCTCGAGGCGCTCGATCGCGTCGAACGCCTCGGCGCTCGGCTCCGGCGAGGTCAAGGTGACCGCCAGGACCGTCTGCAGGATCGCCGTCGAAAGCGTCGCGTCGCCGAGCGTCTCGGCCATCGTCTGGGTGCGCAGCGCCGAGGCGAGCACCGACATGCCGCGGACGTCGGCGCCGTCCCACGGCTCGAAGACGTGGGCGACCAGCGTCCGGTTCTCGGCGTCTCGCGCCGGGCGGTCCTGCGTCTGCTCGATGCCGTTGGCGCGCACCCGAAAGCGATAGGCCGTCGGGCGTCCGTTGACGTCGTGGAAGACGCCGGAATGGAGCCCCCGGCTCTCGTCGGTGTCGCGCACCAGCCGGTGCGGCGAAACCATCAGGAGCTTGGTTCCGGTCTCGATGCCGTAGGACCGGCAGGTCGCCGGATCGAAGAAGTCGACGACGCCGATCGCCTCGCCGAAGGCCATGTTGTGCCGCAGCGCGACGTCGGCCTGCGTGTGCAGGTCGAACTTGCCGCGGAAGTCGCATTCGTCGGGGTTCTCGGCGAAGCGCTTCCACTCGGCCTCGACCAGCCGCACCCAGTCGGCGATTTCCTGTTCGCTCCAACCGAGACCGGCGAGATCGGGACGCGCCGAGAGCTTGAGGCCGGTGCCGATCGTGTCGGCGCAGACCTGATCGGCGGCGCCCTTGAGGCGGCCGGAGTTCTGAATGAGATCGAGCGCCACCGAGGCGAGGCGATCCCACGACCGGCGGACGTCGTCGCGATTGTCGACGAGCGGCCGACGGCGCGCCGACAGGATACCCGACGGCGTGTCGCGGCCCCACTGGGCGCGCGCCCGCGGGGCAGCCGTCGGCGCCGGCGCACGAGCACCGGCGCCGCGACCGAAAGGGGCGCGGGGCTTGTCGATGATCATCGTCTGCGGCTCCAGGACTTGCGGGATTCGGCGACGGACGAGGGCGAGGCAGACGGGGGCTGCCGCTTGGCGAACGGCCCCTCGTCGGCGATGGCGAACAGGTCGGGCTCGACCGGCACGCCGTGCACGGACACCAACAGGGCCGCCCATTTCTCCGCGTCGAGTTTGCGACGGTTGACCAACAACCAGGCCAGCGCCTGGGCGTAGACCGCCGTGTCGAACCAGTCGTTCTTGCGACCGGGGTACTTGCGCCAGACCCGGCCGGAGCGAGACTTGATCATCCGCCGTCCGCGCTTGGCGGATGCGGCGGCTTCTTCGTCAGGGTCGACGAGGCGTTCCGCCGTCATCTCCTGGGCGAAGTCGTCGTCGCAGAGATCGTTGGACAGATGCAGGGTGTTGCGCGGCCAGACACCGTCGTTGGCCGGGCCGAGAACGAGGTTGGCGAGACCAGCGACGACCTTCGATTTCAGATCATCGATGCCGACGGGGTACAGCATGACACGCGCCAGCACCGGACCTTTCGGCTGAAACCGAACGTCCTGCTTCTTGGCCGTGCCGATCGGTGGTTTGCCGAAACCGTCGCGGCCGTCGAGCGCCAGAATGTTCGGGCGCGAAGCACAGAAGGCGTAGACCCGCATCGTCAGATAGCCGGTGTCGATGCCGGACAGATCGATGCCCTTCTCCACCCCGCCCGCCGTCACGTAGGTTCGCCCGAGTGCGTCGGCGAGCGCGATCCACGGCTCGTCGCTCTGGTCGGGAGACCCTTCGAAGATCTCGCGGTCGATGAGCCAATACTGGTCGCGTGGACCGACGGCCCAAACCGACCACTTGATGCCGTATCCCTGCACGTCGGCCGCCGACACGACGAGGCCGGCCTCTGCCGGGATGGTGCCGCGCGGCATCGGATAGGCGCGGGCCGCCTCGACGATCTTCTCCGGCGCCATCTGAATGCCACCGGGATCGTAAGGCTCGGCGAGATCCTGCTGGAAGAACGTCCGCAGTTTGGTGACTTCGCCTTCGGCGGCGATCCAGCGATCCCATATGTCGGCCCAGCGCTCGCGCGGGGCGTAGGCGGCCCAGAGGTGATAGGACGGCTGCCAGGCGCGGCACCGACCTTCGCAAGGATCGCAACGCCATACGGCGAGTTCGGCCGCCGCCATGGACTTCGGAACGGGTGCCTCGCCGTCCTCGACGCGCGTCGCGATCCACACCGCGGCAGCGAGCATGTCGGGCTTGTGCCCGTCGACGATCACGCCGTCGCAGGCGATGCAGCGGAAATGCGTCGGAAGGTCCGTTTCCGGGCCGCGCATCTGATCGAAGGTCAGCGGCTGCCATGCCTCGCAGTGCGGACAGGGCACGTAGAGCATCCGCCGGTCGCCGGCTTCATAGTCGGCGGTGACGGCACATTCGCCGACGAGACCGGGCGTCGACCCTTCCCATTCCTTGGCGAGATCGCCGTACATCTTCTGGCGAGCGCGGGCCTGATCGCGAGGACTGCCACGACCATCGACGTCGCGCGGGTAGCCGGTGACCTCGTCCATGGCGAGGTACTTGATCGACACCATCTGCAGGCCCTTGGAGGAGCCCGCATTGACGATCTGGCAAAAACCGCCGGCGAAGCGCTTGAAGGCCGTGGTCGAAGCCTGTTCGTCGCGGCTGTTGACGGGAACGACCTTGTGGTTGATCCGCGGCGAGGCATCGATCGTCGGACCGAGCTTGACGCGGTTGAACTTGATTGCCTCCTCGAGGGTCGGGAGCACGATCATCATCGAGCCGGGGGCCTGATCGACGATGTAACAGAACCAGTTCTCGATGGCCGTCGACTTGCCGAGCTGCGCCGCCCACCGCGCCGTCACGCGCCGCGCCGGATGATCCGGGTGCAGGCAGTCCTGCGGCTCGCGCAGATACGGCACCCGCGACGTCCGGAACGGACCAGGCCAGGGCGACCCGGATTCGGCCGAGACCACACGGTGGAGGTCGGCCCATTCCGAGATCGTCAGGTTCTCGATCGGCTTCGAAGCGGCGGCGAGGCCGGCGAACAGCACGAGCCGCCCGCTCGGGAGTTCGGGGAACCCCTCTCGAATGGTGCAGTCCATGGCGCGGGCTCCGGCTCGTCACGCGCCGGGCGCTTTCTCCGGCCGCTGGCGCATCGCGTCGAGTTCCTTCATCACCTCGCGGTGGAAGACGTCGATGCCGACGCGGGCGAATTCCTTCAGTGCGAGCCGTGCCACCCTGGCGTCCCACCCGTACCGAAGATTGAGCCGGTCGGCTTCACCCTCGACGGCGCGCTCCATCGCGGCGCGCATCAGGGCGATGGCATCGCGGCCGGCACGGTCGACCTCGGAAACCGGCGTCACCTGTTTGAGGCGCTCGGCGAGGTCGAGCTCGGCGTCTCTGGCTTGCGCCATCCTGAGGCGCCCCGTCGCATCGATCTCCGATCCCGCAAACCGCGGCGACGTCTTTCGTTGAGACGAAGCCGAGGCCTCGGCAACCGAAGAGGCGACGGCATCGAGCGTCGGCGTCGAGATCCGGATGTTTTCGCGGCGGTGCGCGACGAGGTCTTCGAAGTCCACCAGCCGCTCGCGACCGGCCACCGAAAGCGGCAGCGTCGCGGCGTGTTGTTTCAGGTAGCGAGACAGCGTCGTCCGGTCGACCTTGTCGCCGAGCGCCGTGAGACGGGCCGCCGCATCGGAAATCGAAACGAGCATCGTCGAGACCCGTGCGTGCTGACGCGTGCAAGCGTGCGACGCGTGTACCGGATGAAAACCGCCCCACTGACAGTTATCAACGGCTGCGGCCACCCGCATGTGTGTCGGAAGGGGGTACGGTCCCTAGACCGGGGGGGGTGTGAAACGCTATGTTTCACAGGCCTCGCAGGACCAGATCGAGTTGCCGCTCGACCTCCGGAAGCAGCCGCCTCTCAGCCTCGGATGAGATCAGGGATTGGAACTCGTCCGCATGCATCCGAATGTGCTGTGCCGGGTTGGGACCCCACAGCGCCTTTACCGGAAACCTCGGCTTGCCGACCCGGGCATAAGCCCGAAGTCCAGCGCCCTTGTTGTAGATCGACGCAAGAAACGCATGCTTGTGGGTTCCCCACCCACGCACCCAAACGCCGACCTTTGTTTGCTTGGCTGACCCGAGATCCGTAAGTCGGATCCACTTCGACCTGACGACGATCTTCACTTCCGAAGAGGTCGACGATGACGTCATTTTCGATCTGACGTCCTTTTGGCGAAGCGACGTTTCGGCAGCAACCTTTTTGACGACCTTCGACTCGGCGGTGCGTCGGAATGTGGCGAGTGACCTGGTCAACACGCGATCGCGTATCTGATCTGGAACCTTTTCCAAGATCTTTGCGACCCGGGAAAAGTCAGATCCGTCAATGTTGACGCCGACGTACCTGACGTCGGTGTGTCCTTCACGCTCGACGGAATGCGTCCATCGGCCCGTGTGTCGGCTCGTGTTGGTCCAGTACTGACCTGCGCCGACCCCGACGATGCGGCTTTTCGTCATGGCCGACTCCGCGAGATCGAGCCCACGATCTTCCGAAACGCCGCCGCGAGATCCTCGCCCGACGTCTTGACGACGAAGCGAGCGGCGGGCGCCAGGCGCGAGACGTCACCGCGAAGAACCGACCGGCCGGCGCCGACGATGGCGGCCCGGCGTTCTGCACACCTGCACATGGCCACCCTCCCGGCAACGAAAAGCCCCGGCCGCTTTCGCTCCGGGGCTTCCAAACGCACCTCTTCCGAGGTTGACCATTGCTCTCACCACACCCGCCGCAAGTCAAGCGGTCCGCCGATTTTTTTCACAGGCCGGCGCGACCTCATGCGATCCACGGCGCCGCAGGACGATCGGGCGGCAGGACGACCCGCCCGCCGATCCCGTTGAGTGTTCCAGCCAGAGCCGTGAACCAGGCATGGATCATCGCCCACCGGATCCGCGCGGCGAGAACCGGCGCCGGATCGGGATCGAGCCTTTCCGCCCGTCGCGCGCCCGGGTGCGGGCGCTGCGAGACCCGGTTGAAGCCGTCGACCTCAACCAACTCGAACCGCGTCGGCTGGCCCGCCCCGTCCCAACCGACCGCGCGCTCGATGGTGCGGACCCACTTCGGCTGTCCGCCCGGGTGGACATCGGGCACCACGACGGGAGCGACGCCCCGCCAGTCCGGCCACTGGTCGACGATGGCCGTCCGGACGACGATCGACGAGGCGAGCCCCTGCAAGATCGTGCCTTCGCCGCCCTTGCGCCCAGGACCGGCCTCGCGAACGACGAGACCCCACGCCCGCGCCAGCGCCGCCTCGCCGAGCCGGTCGAGATCGCCCCACGCGCCGAACCAGTCGATTTCGTCCGGCTCCTCGACGACGAGATCGTCCAAGGCGGAGACGGCTCGCGCGACGGCGAGCGCGTCGGGATGAGGTTCGCCTACCCGATCGGCGGCGAAGACCGCGCCGAAGCGGTTGATCGTCAGCCGGGATCCGCCGTCATCAGGCAGATCGCCCCTCGCCGCCCAAGAGTTGCCGAAGCCGAGGGAAGCCGGCGCCCGGAAGCCCCATTCGGGCGGGACCTTGGAAAGCTCGTCGATCCAAGCCCACCGCACCAGATCCTCGATTCCCGTCGTCGACATCGTTCACCCCTCCGGTCCAACCGGTCCAACCTTCTTTGAAAGGTTGGACCAGATAACACATTGATTTTACTCGCTTGGTCCAACCGGTCCAACCGGTCCAACGTCCAAGCCTCGCGCTTGAAGCTCCGAACTCGACCGCCGAGAGACAGGGCCGAGGAATTTTTTGCTCGTCGTTGGAATACTGTTCTCATCGCGCGCGTGAGAAGTGGGTTGGACCGGTTGGACCGGTTGGACCGCTCAACGATTTCAACGACTTGCGATTTCGTTTGGTTGGACCACGGTTGGACCGCGAAGGCTCACGCGTTGGACCACTCGCCTTCCTCCCCTTCGATCCTGCTCTCTCCGTCGCCGTCATCGCCCCAGTCGACCGTCTGTCCGACGGCCGCTTCGAAGGCCGCGCGGCATTCGGCGAGGGTCGGAAAGACGTAGACACGCGGGCGCTTGCCGCTGCTGACGCGCGGACGGCCATCCTTCATCGCCGGCACGAGCTTCTTGAGGTCCGTGCCGACCTCGGTCTCGATGCTTCGCCGCTTGATGCCGACCTTGTCGGACTTCTCGAGGTAGTCCTCGAACATGAGCGAGCGTTCGACTTCGGTTTCCCAGAAATCGGCCTTGCGCCGCGTCGTCCCTTCCATCAGCCGCTCGAACCACCACGATTCGACACTGTTGAGCGAGCGGATCTTCTGTTCGAGCAGAGCCTTGGTCTTCGGGATGACGCGCAGGTTCACCGATGACAGGTCGAAGGCGAGCAGGTCGGCGAGCAGCGCCTCGCGCCCGCCGTTGTCGAGCTCATGGACCATCTCGCCGAAGTACTCGTGGTTTTCCTTGCAGCGGTCGGAGACGTCGAAGACCGCGTAGCGGCGCTCGTCCTTGCCGGCCGGCACCACCCAGCCTTCGTTCGACGTCATCATGAGCCGGATGAAGTTCTCGAGCCGGATCGGATCGACGCCCTTGTTCTCGATCATCTGGATCTTGGCGGTGATCAGGCCCTTGAGCCGGCCTTCGGCCACCTTGTCGCCGGCCCAGACCGCCTCTTCGGCCTGCAACAGCAGGCATTGGGCCATGTGGGCGTTGAAGTTGCCGGTGACGTAGCGCGGGTCGTCGACCTGGAAGAAGTGCGCCGCGATCAGCGACCCCATCACCTCACCGAGGATCGTCTTGCCGACGCCCATCTTGCCGCGCAGCACCATGGCCACGCCGATCCGCTCGCGCGGTCGCTGCACCATCTGCGCGAAGAAGGCGAAGACCCAGTCATAGAGTTTCGGGTCGCTTTCGCAGACGTTGGTGAAGATGTGATCCTTGAAGATCGCGTAGCTTCCGCCGCGCCGGGGCTCGACCGAAAAACCGCTCCACAGGTTGTAATAGCCGTCGGGCGAGCGCGCGCCGTCCGGATTGGGGAAGAAGCACACGCCGGAATACTGGCGCCGATCGCGGTCGCGCATCCATCGCGCAGACCACGGCATCGCCTTGACCTTGCCGTCGGCGCCGATGATCTCGGTGGGACGGTTGGCGTACCAGGCGTTGAAGGCCTCGATCGTGCGGAACGCGTGACGTTCCTCGATCGGCGCCGAGGGGTTCTCGTCCATCACGACGGACTTCGATCCGATCAACACCAGCGCATGTCGGCGGTTCATCGCCTCGACGTCATAGCCCATGTCGCGAGGGGCCATCGGACCCGGCTCATCGGAGGCGTCTTCTACCCCTTCGGTCCTGTTCTCTTCCGCGCCCCTCATCACGCGCGCGACGTCGTCGCTGACGGGCGACCCGTCCGCGGTCAGGATCTCGGCGCCGTCGAGCGCCTCGAGGATCCTCGAATGGTCATTCATCGGTCGATCCCCGAAGCATGTCGTTGAAGTCGCCGCCGACGCGCGCCCAGGCGCGCCGCACGACGAGGCCGGGCCGCGACCAGCGCGCGGCGCAGCGGCGCAGCGCGAAGTCGGTCACGGCCGCGTCGCTGTCGCCGTCGCCGAGCAGCGTCGCCTCGACGACACTCGCCGGCAGGGCGATGCCCGGGGAATCGGCGAGCGGCACGGGGCCGGGAACCATGACGGCGCGGGCGCGGCCCGCCTTGTCCGTCTTGGTGAGGCCTTGCGGGTGGCGCACGGTCTCGGTCGCCTTGCCGCCCATGTTGCCGAGGCTGATCCCGGCCCACCACGCCGTGTCGGCCGTCGCGCGGCCCGCCTCGATCGCCGCGTCGCGCACAGAGAGCGTCGTCTCGATCCCCTCGCCGATGACGAGGCGCGCCGGATCGGCGACCGGACCGGCGAGGCGCAGCACGCCGCCGTGGACCGATCCGCGGATCTTCTTCGCCGGCTGCAGCTCGCCCGTCTCGGGATGGACGACCGTCGCCTTGCGCGGCTCGACCGGATCGAGGTGCGTGATGTGCGCGCCCCGGAACCGCCCGTCGCCATCGGCGATCGCGGCGACCATGGCCGGCAAGTCGCAGACCTTGATGTAGTACGGTTTGACCCCACGGAGCTTCTCGTCCTCGGTCAGCTCGTGCAGAACGAAGAACCCGAGCTGTTCGACGAAGCGCAGACGCAGGCCGGCGACGTGGCGAATGCCGCGCGCGGCGAGATAGGCCTCGGCATGGGTGCCGGCGATCCCGCGGCCCTCTTCCCAGATCTCGAGCGCGCGCTTGATCTCCGCATCGCGATAGCTCGACGCCTCCTTCTCGCGCTTGGCCGCCGCCTCGGCGCCCTCTCGCGCACGGGTCGCCATCCGCGCCTCGCGCTCAGCGCGGGCCTCTGGCGCCTCTTCGCGCGCCCGTTCGGGCGGCGGCGCACCGTTGATCTCTTCGCAGATCACGACGAAATCGGCGCCGATCTTCGGATCGAGGCTGCGGACGTGGGCGACGAGATCGATCACGTCGCCGCCGGCGCCCCCCATGTGACCGCAATTCCAGACGCGCTTCGCCTCGTTGATCGAAAACCGGTCCGTGCCGCCACAACCCGGGCACGCACCGACGAGTTCGCGACCAGACCGCTTGAGCCCCGCCGCGCCGAGGCGGCCGGCCATCTCGGTGATATCGGCCGCGCGAGCGTCGGCCACCCAATCGTCGAACGAGATCCAGATCATGACGGCTTCACTCTTTCGAAAATCGCCAACTCGCACAAAAATGTGCGAGAACCATTGACACCCGCACATTTTTGTACGAGATTGCATCCATCGAAACGGAACAAGGAGATGCGATGAATCGAGAGGGATTGATCCGAGCCCTTCGCAAGTACGCCAGAAAGAACGACGTGTTCTTCGAGGTCGACAAGAAGAAGGGGAATGGATCGCACTACATCGTCCGGGTCGGGACAAAATGGACCACGGTCCAAAGCGACCTGAACCCCGGACGAATAGAGCGCATCCTGAAACAACTCGAAGTGGACCCCGCCGCCATCTAGGCGGGGTCTCCCTCTCGCGGCCACGCGCCTTGATTGATGGATGGAGTGAACATGAACTACGCGATCCGAATTACCCCGGACGGCCACGGCGGTTTCGACGCCGCCTGCCGCGACCTGCCGCAGCTCGTGACCGGCGGCGCGACCGAAGCCGAAGCCTTCGACATGGCCGCCGATGCGCTCGAGGTGGTCGTCGCCGGCTACATGATGATGGGCGAAGACCTGCCTCTGCCGTCGCCGGCCGAGGCGGGAGAGCGCCTCGTGCCCGTGCCGGCGGCCATGGCCGCCAAGGCGGCCGTCTGGCGCGCGTGGCGCGCGTCCGGCATCTCCAAGAGCGAACTGGCGCGCCGGATGGACGTGGCCGAAGGCGAGGTGCGCCGCATCCTCGACCCCGACCACGCGACCAAGCTCGAGCGTCTCGACCAGGCGGCCCGCGCCCTCGGCACGCGCCTGGTGGTCGATCTCGCCGCGGCGGCGTGACATGAGACGGTGGGGGTGGATGCTCACAGCGCCACCCCCGCATTCTCGAACAGCGCGCCGGCGTTCCAGAGGCCCTTGGCGAGCCGCTTGCGCGGCCTCGCGCGCGACAACGCGGGCTGGTCCGGCACGTAGTTGGCGGCGACCAGCGCGGCGGCGACGGGCGGCGAGACGGAGTTGCCGCACATGCGGACCTGCGCCGTCTTGGTGATCGGATGGCCGTCGGCGCCCTCGTCGATGACGTAGCCGTCCGGGAAGCCCTGCGCCCGGTAGAGCTCGCGAGGCGACAGCATCCGCATGCCGATGTCGACGATCTCGTAATCGGCCCCCTCGATCGTCACGAGGCCGAAACGCGGTTTCGCCGTCACGGTATGCAGCGGGTCGCGGCAGTCCTGTCCATGCTCGGCGGCGCCGTAGTATTTGGCCAGGAACGCCCGCACCTCGGCCTGATGATTCCCTTCGGCGGTGATGGTCGGCGCCGGAGCGGTGATCGGGCGGCCACGGCGATCGGAGCCGTGCAGGTCGACCATGCCGGCCGACACCTCGACGACCGCCTGTTGGCATCCCTTGGCCGTCAGCGTCGACACCGGCTCGCGCACGTCGTGGCCGACGACGCCGACGTTGTGCTGCGCCAGGAAGGCGGTGACGACGGCCGACTTGCCGCCGCCGCCGGCCGTCGTGGTGCCGATCGGCTCGCCGGCATCGGACCCGACGGAGGCGCCGAACTGGCGCTGGACGTGCCCCGCGATCAGCATGTGGTGGTTGCCGCCGGCGACGATCGTCCTGACCGGCTCGTCGACCGGATAGTGCGGCTTCTCTCCGAAATTGTTCTTCACGATCAGCGGGGCGACGAGGCTTCCCTCGTTCCCGGTCGTCACCACCGTCGCCATCGGCTCTTCGATCGATCGCGTCCGCGGCTCTTGTCCGTCGCGCTCGCCGTAGCGCGGCACCAGGTAGGGCGCGACGAGCGAAAGCTCGCCGCCCTTGGCCGTGGTGACCGTCCGCAACGGCGCCGCGATGTCGTGCGCGGTCGGGGCGTTCTTGGTGTGACAGATCGGGACGACGTGCGGCGCGACCAGCGCGGTCTCGCCGCGCTTCGCCCCGGTCACCGTCCGCGTCGGCTCGTCGAGCGGGTAGATTCGCGCCGCGCCGTGATGCGTCAGCGGGACGACGAAGGGCTTCGCCGCCTCGAGGACGTAGCGCTGCACGCCCTTGGCGATGCGGGCCATCGTCGCCTCCGCCAGCGGGCGGTTCACGCCGATCGCGCGGCCTTCCTCGCGCGTCAGGAAGATCGACGGGCAGGGGATCGACCAGTCGATGATCTCGGCGGCGGTGCGCCACGGCGCCAAGCGGCCCGAGACGACGGACTCCGACTTCGGATCGCCGTGCGTCGGTTCCGGCCAGACGATCGGCCGTCCATCGCAGCGCGCGACGAGGAACAGGCGCTTGCGGATCGTCGGCGCGCCGTAGTCGCAGGCCCTGAGCTCGCGCCACTCGACCCGGTAGCCGAGCCGCTCCAACTCGCCGACCCACCGGCGGAACGTCTCTCCCCGGCGCGCCGGGCACGGCTGGCGGTCGGCGGTCAGCGGCCCCCACGTCTGGAACTCCTCGACGTTCTCGAGAAGGATCACGCGCGGCCGCACCTGCTCGGCCCACCGGACGACGACCCAGGCGAGATCGCGAATTCCCTTTTCGCGCGGTTCGCCGCCCTTGGCCTTCGAGAAGTGCTTGCAGTCCGGGCTCGCCCACATCAGGCCGACCGGACGGCCTTGCGTCGCCGCGATCGGATCGACCTTCCAGACGTCGTGCCGGATGTGCCACGTTGTCGGGTGATTGCGCTCGTGCATCGAGAGCGCCTCGCCGTCGTGATTGATGGCGATGTCGGGAGATCGTCCGAGCGCGATCTCGATGCCGGTGGAGGCCCCGCCGCCGCCGGCGAAACTGTCGACGATGATTTCACGCATGAGCCTTCTCCCCAGCGAAGCGCGCGACGTCGTTCGGACGGGTACAGCGCTGGGCGGCCCCCGGCTTGATCCAGTAAAGTCGGGTGTGGTCACGTACCTCGCGGTGCGGGCCGTACCAGACGAACCATGCGTAGGGCGTCGCCGTCGACGCGCCGGGATCCCATCGCCCCCTGACCATGGGAACACGCTCGGCGAATTGCAGGACGGCGCTCGGCGGCGTTCGCGCGAAGATGCGGTTGTATCGGCCAATCCCATCGACCCATGCAGAACGCAGCAGCATCGCGACCCCACATGCGGCGAGGCCGAGGGCGCGCTCGACGAACGCTTCGGACAGCTTGAAGGGCGGGTTGGTGACGACCCAGTCGACACGACCCTTCGGCCAATCGAGCGACCGCGGCCGCTGGATGACGTCGAGGCCTTCACCGACGAACGAGCCGACATCGTCGAGGTCGCCGTAATCGTGGACGTCGGTGGCGACGACGAGGCGAAACGCCTCGGCCAGCACGTTGGCCATGTGACGGCCGCCGGCGGCAGGCTCCCAACACGTGCATTGCGCGAGATCGCAATAGACGTTGGCAGCTATCCACTCGATCAGCGCTCGCGTCGCCCATGGCGGCGTCGGGAAAAAGTCGAGGCTGTCTAGAGCGGAGTGGCGCATCTGGCCGACCGCGTAGGGAATCGGGGTATTGCTCATCCCGCCCTCCGCATCTCTTCGGCCAAGCGGGCACGCTCGGCGATGGACCACAGATCGCGGCCACGTCGCGACCGCTCGACGCGGCGCCAGACGGCGACGCGAAGGGTGCGGGCGACGCGGGTCGAGATCGTCAGCCAGCGGTCGAAGACGATCACCTTCATCGCGCGGCCCTCGTCAGCAGGGTGATCAGCGTGTCGGCGTCGGCCTTCAGAGCAGGATCGACGGCGAGGCGCGCTTCGACGGCGCGGCATCCATGGATCACGGTGGTGTGGTCGCGCCGTCCGATACGACGACCGATCTCGCCCATCGTCGCCGTCGTCAGAGTGGCCGCGATCCACATCGCCAGCTGGCGCGGGCGGGTCGTCGCCTTGTCCCGTCGAGCCGAGATCAGATCGAGACGCGTCCGGCCGTAGTAGGCAGCGACCGCCCCGACGATCATGGCGACCGTCGGGGCGCGCGAAGCCGGGGCGACGGGCGCAGACGCATCGAAGAAGTCACCAGGGGCAAGCGGTCGCTGCACGAGGTGATCGAGCACATCGGCGGGAATCGGCTGGCGCTGCGGCGCCGCCTCGACGACCGGCATCGGCTCGTGCGGCACGCTCTTGCGCGCCGGCGGCACCGGGCGCGCCGTGGCCACGGTCGACGGCCGTGGCACGCGCCCCAGCCGCACGGCGAGATCCATGGCGGCCGTCGTGCGCTCGGCGCGCCGTTCGGCCGCGGTGATCGGCGGCGGACCCGCGCGGCCCGCCGAGGACGTCTCGTCGATCGCGGTCATGATCAGCCCCCGGCCACCAGTCGGGGCCCCTTGGCGGCGGCGACGTCGGCACGCCAGGCGTCGAGGCTGCGCGACACGCTGCTCGCGGCGCGGTCCATCTGTTCGGCTTCGGCCGGGCTGAACTTCCCGTCCGCGGCGGCGGCGGCATAGACCGTCATCATCTCGCCGACGGCGCGCATCAGCTCGGCGTGCCGCGACATGATCGCCGAAGCATCGCCGCCGGGCGCCTCGTCGGCCTCGGTCAGGCGCCGCCCGCCGAGCCCCGCCATCGCCGCCGTGACGCACGGCACGCCGCATTCGGCCTCGAGCGCGAGCGCCGCGGTGATCGGGATGATCACCTCCGGCCCGCTCGCCTGCCAGCGCGACACCTCCGACTTCGACATGAGGGCGATTTCGCCGGCCCGCTCGACGCCGCCGCAGAGCTTGACGAGATCGCGGGTGGCGCTCTTGACCCGGTGGAACCAGGCATCGGGGATCGGATGGGACATGAGGCAGACCCTCGGCATGGCTTTCCCGTTCCGGGAAAACGCCTCGGCGTTTCCCGTTCCGGGAATGAAGTCTCTGTGTGATGGTCTCGGTGTCGGGCGGGTTCGCCGCCCCTATCGATCAGGAGGTATCATGGCGTCGCTTCTCCGCCTCGACGGCAACCGCCAACCCTCGCAGCGTGCCGACCAGACGGCGAGCGCTGCGGTCGATTTCGGCCGAAATGAAATCGAAGGGCGACGACCGCTGCGCCAGTCCGCTCCCAACGGAAGCGGACACCCCGGCGGGCGAGAAAACCGTCTTGTTGTGGTCGTCGGTCGGCATCGCCAACCCCCTCGGAATGGCAGTCATGCCGCCTTCTCCTCGGTCACGCCGCAGGGCCGCGGCACGTCGGCCGGCCAGTCCAGCCCGTCGGGCCAGTTGTCGGAAAACCAGCCGACCGCACGGTCATAGGTGCGGATGCGCCAGTTCAGGCGCCCGTCGCGCACCTTGTCGAAGAACTGCCAATCGCCACCGGCTCGCTCCGAGAGCGTCGCCGACGACATGCCCGTCGCCGCCATGTAGGCGTCGGCGAGGGTGACGAGGTGCGTGGTCAGGGTCGTTTCCATGGGGTCGACCATACCAGACAGTTCTGGATATTCAACCCGGAATTTCTGGAATGCGAGCCGGCCCGAATTGCCGGATAAATCTGGTATGAAAACCTTGCAGGAAATCGTGACCGCGCGCCTGGACGAGATCGGCCGCGGGCCGGGGACTGCCGAGCGGATCGGCGGTCTTGGCAAGAACTACGTCTCGGACATCGTCCGCGGTGAAAAGCGCGACGTGCGCTCGTCTTACCTCCCGCGCCTCGCCAAGGCGCTGGATTGGACCGCCGAAGAGCTGAGGGCGCAGATCGCCGGCACCCAGCCGACGCATGTCGCGATGATGGAGATCGATGCGACCGCCATCGAGCGGCTGCCGCTCGACATCCCCGTGCTCGGCGTCGCGGCGGCTTCGGTGGCCGGCGCCTTCGTCGTCGACGGCGAGATCGACCGCGTCCGTCGCCCGCCCGGCCTGACCCACGCCAAGAACGTCTATGCGCTCTACGTGCGCGGCGATTCCATGAGCCCCAGGTATCGCCCGGGCGAGTTGATCTTCGTCTCGCCCGATCGCCCGGCCGGCGCCGGCGACGACGTGGTGGTCCAGACGCGAAATCACCCGGGCGCGCCGCTCGAAAGCTGGTTGAAGGAATATGTTCGCTCGGACGGGTCGACCGTCCACACGCGACAACTCAACCCGCCCGGCGCCGTCGACTTCAGGGCCGACCAGGTCGTCGCCGTTCACCGCGTCCTGACGATGCGCGAGATGTTCGGGGCGTGATCAGCGCCGCAGCTTGATGATTCCCGGCACCGACGAGCCGTTCGGCCCATAGAGCAACATGCCCGCGACGCAGGCCGCGTCGCCGTCCTTCCCCGACCAAGCCCGGATGTCGGACCGCGCCTGCTCCAAAGCGATCGCCTTGTGGTCGGGGCGCTGCAGATCGGCGCCGTTGCCGACCAGCATGAAGGCGAGTGCCGTCTGGTTGACGATCAGGCGCGAACAGAGCTTCTCGAGCGCCATGACCTCGCCGGCATGGCGCAAGGCGTTCTCGGCGGATTCGGCAAGGACCGGGCTCGCGCAGCCCGTCGCCACGGCGACGAGCAGTGCTCGGACGACGACGCTCGACATTGCATCACCTCTTGCCGCGCTTGATCCGGGATGCCTTTCCGGCTCCCCCGCCGGAGGACGCCCCGGCACCGTCGGCGTATGCGGCGTCACCCGACGAGCAGGTCTGTTTCGACGCGCTGATCGATCCGTCGTTGCAGACGAATTTCGCGCCGGAGCAATGGGCTACGCCGCCCTTCTTGCCGGAACACGGGGTGTTTCTGGCATCGGCCGACGAAGTGGCCGACAGCAGGGCAAAAACGGCCAGAGCGAAGGGAATTGCTAGTCTCATGGCGACCTCCATGCATCCGGAGGTGGAGACTATCAAAGCGAACAAGCATCGCATTCCAGATGTTTCTGGATATCCAGTTGACTTCCAGAAATGGCTGGCATAACGTCGCTCTCCATCGGCGCATCCCGCGCCGTCGGAGATGCGAATGTCTGCACCGCGCCTCGCCCCGTCCAACGAGACCCCGCCCGAGATCATCGATCGCCGCTCGATCACCGCGCCCACGGCGATCGTCGAGAGCATGGCGCGCGACATCCTCGCCGCCCGCCGCGACGGTCAGCATGCGGTTCTGATCGACCTCACCGAACTGGGTTGGACTCGCGCCCAGGCGCAGCGCTTCGGCTCGCAGGCCCACGCCGCCGCGCTCGACCCGCGCGTCGCGACGCAGGACGCGGTCGAGCGTCTGGCGGTGCGCGAGGGCAAGCACCTCGTCGCCGTCGCCGGCATCGACGCTGCCCGCATCATGGCGGCGGGCGAAGCGGCCGTCGCCGAGGCGCTCGCCGTCCCCGTGACCGGCGACATGGCCCAGATGATCGACGACATCGGAGGCGACGCGGCATGACCCGACCTTCGATCCTGCTCCACCGTTTCGAAGACGCCCTCGAGGACGTCGCCCGCAAGCGCCGCTGGTGGATCGGCGAACTGATCCTCTTTGCCGGCATCTGCGCCGAGGTCTGGATCGGCATCGCCCGCACCGCCGCCCTCTATCACGGGGGACCGTGACCATGTCGAAGCGGACCTTCGGAGATCGGCTGTTCGATTACGCGATCAGCGCCACCGGCATCGCGTTCATCGTGGCCGTGATGTCCTCCCTCGCGCGCTTCACCGTCTGGCTGTGGGGATACTGACCATGCTCCACGAGTCTTGCGACATCGTCGAGGATGCCGGCGGCTGGACCTGCCGGACCTGCCGCGCGCACTGGCGGACCTCGCTCCAGCCCGACACCTGCGCCGAGGCCCGCGTTCCGACCGACGCGCCGACGGATCGCTCGGTGCTGATCGTCCTGGCGGTCTTCGGCATCGGCGCCGCGCTCTGCCTCGCCGCCGGTCTGGCGGGAGGCCTCGCGCCATGACCCGCCCCCGTCTCTCCGAGACCCGCATCGGCATCCTGCGCGCCATGCTGTCGCGCCGCGCGCCGCTGATCCTCGGGAATCGCACTTGGTTCGTGCGCGGCTGGTCGACGTTCGTTTCGCCCGCCGACGTCGAGGCCCTGCGCAACGGCGGATGGATCGAGCCCCCGGCCGATGCGCCGGCGCGCGGCAGTCACCGCCTCTTCGTCCTCACCGAGGCCGGACGCGATTTCGCCGCCCGCGCGGCCGCCCGCGCGATCCCGCCGTCCCGTGCCGAGGAGATCGCCGCATGAGCATGGTGCCCACCGACGTCGCCGAACGCGCGCTCTCGGTCATCGTCGTCATCGTCGACGAGATCCGGCAAGAGGCCGAGGCTCTTTTCGACCTCGCCGCGCGCCTCGAGGACGAGGCCGCCCGTCTTCGCTGCCCCGACACCCGAGGAGAGAGCGCATGACGCGCATGCAGTCGTCCACCGGCCTCGCCATCGACCTCGCCGAGCCCGACCTCTCGATGATCGACATCGAGAAGGACATCGCCGGCCCGCTGTCGCGCCTCGTGCGCTTCGGCGGCCACCGCGTCGAGGTGCCCGGCGAAGCGCTGCCGCATCCCTACACGGTGGCGCAGCACTGCGTCGTCGGCGCGGATGCCCTCTTCGAAGAGACCGGCGACGTCGTCGCGGCCCTCGCGTTCCTGACGCACGACGCGCACGCGGCGCTGATCGGCGACCTGACCACGCCCGCGGCGATGGCCATCGAATACTGGGTCGAGGCTGCGATGCGGATCGCTGGCGGACCCGAGTTCACCCGGGCCGTGCGCTCGGCGCTCGGCACCGGCGTCGTCCGCGCCGGCCTCGATGGGCTCAAGGCCTCGCTCGACACGCAGATCCACCGCCTCGCCGGTCTCCCCCACCCGCTGCCGGCGCCGATCGCCCGGGCGGTGAAGGAGATGGACGAGCGGATGCTCGACCTCGAGCGTCGCCTGATCCTCGGCCAGCGGCTGCGCAATGCGACCGTCGACGAACTCTGGGGCGCGGTCGCGAAGGCCAAGCCGGTGCGGATCCGCGGCGGCCTGATCCCGTGGACGCAGCGCCAGGCCCGCACCGAATGGATGCGCCGGTGGACGATGTGGACCGGCGCGGCGAACGCACCCCGGGCCATCGCCCCGCGCCGCAAGCCCGCCACCGCCGCCTGAACACCCGCGACCGACAGGAGATCGCCCGTGAACATCGCCACTCGTACCGCTTTCGACCAGTCGACGGCCAGCGGCCCGCTGCTGACCACCGACGAGATCGCCGCCGCGCGCCGTGCGCTCGGTCTGCCGAACCGCCACAAGGTCTCGCACCGCAACCACCACCTCGGCCTCAGCCATCCCGACTGGCAGGCGATGGAGGCGCGCGGCCTCGCCACGGTGCGCCGGTCGTCCGAGGACGGCGCCCCCAGCCTGTGGCGCCTGACGCGCCGCGCCGCCGAGGCCGCCCTGCTGCCCGGCGAGCGCCTCAACCCCGACGACTTCCCCGCCTGACATGAGGCAACCCGTGTCGAAGATTCGCAACACCACCCAGATGCTCGGCCTGATCGGCGACGGCGACCTGCTCGCCGAACTCGACGAGAAGATGGTCGCGCTCAACACCACGCTCGTCGCCCAGACGGCCGGTCGCAAGAAGACCAAGGCCAAGGGCTCGATCACGCTGAAGCTCGACTTCGTCGTCGAGGACGGGACGGTGACGATCACCCCCGACATCGCGGTGAAGGAGCCCAAGCCGGCCCGCTCGACCGGGTTCTTCTGGGTCCGCCCCGACGGCACCCTGTCGACCGAACACCCGTCGCAGACCCGCATGGACTTCAGCGAACGCGCCCGCACCGGCGACGCGGTCGTCACCTCCGCCTGACGCCGCCCACCCCTCTAGAACCGGAGCCACCACATGCCCGTCGAATCCACCCAGGCCGAAGCCATCAAGGAACTCGTCGCCCTCGCGTCCCAGGCGCGCGGCCTCGAGATCATCACCATCGAGAACGTCGCGGAAGCCCCCGGCATTCCCGAGCAGATCCCGATCGCCGTCCGTCACGGGACGGCGCCGGAACTGATCAACCTCGCGTCCTTCTTCGATTCCTGGCGCGATCGTCCGTCGGCGAAGCGCGGCACCGCGAAGGCGCTGGCGCTCGCCTCCTTCATCGACCTGACGAACCGTCACAAGACGATGCACTCGGTGGTCTTCGCGAAGACCGATTGGCGCGCGCCGTCCCTGCTCGCCGTGATCGACTATCACGAGATCAACGACGTTCCCGAGTTCAAGCCCGAGGACATCACCATCACGCCCGCCGGCGCGTGTGATCCGGCCGACGCCGCCGAGATGGCGGCCGCCTTCGTCTACAACCCGCCCCGTCCGGACAACATGCGTCATCGCATCGGCTACGACTACCCGCTCTCCGACGACTGGAAGTTCTGGGTCCTGAACGACGGCAAGGCCTTCGATCAGGGAGACTTCGCGGCCCTGGTCGAGGACCGGATCGCCGATCTCGCCGCGCCGGAGGACGAGGAGCGCTCGGTGCTCGAGGAGAAGTTCGAGACCAAGATCGCCTCGCCGGCGGACCTGATCCGCCTGTCGCGCGGTCTTCAGGTCAACGTCGAATCCAAGATCAAGAACATCGTCTCGCTGCAGAGCGGCGCGGCGCAGATCCAGTTTGAGGAGGTCCACAAGGACAGCGACGGCCAGCCGCTGACCGTGCCCGGCCTCTTCATCCTGGCCATCGCGCCCTTCGCCTCGGGCGCGTCGATCCGCCTGCCGGTGCGCCTGCGCTACCGCAAGAAGGGCGGCACCATCGAGTGGTTCTACCAGATGTATCGGCCCGACCAGTACATCACCAATCGCCTGCGGCTCGACATCGCCGAGGTTGCCGAGAAGACCGGCCTGCCGGTCTACGAGGGCACCCCCGAGGCCTGATCCCCCGCGCCCCGCGCTCGCCTCCCGAGCGCCACTCCACCGCCCCGGTCGATCACCGGCCGGGGCGGGCTCTTCGAAAGGATCCGAACATGGCGGGCCTCATCTATCACCTTCGATACGCGCTACGGCTCCGCAGTAGGGGAGGTCTGACGCTCATTCAGGCCTGGACGTATCCGATGCCGAACCCCGACGACCGTGGCGATCCGATCGAAGATGCCGACGACGAGATGGACGCCTTCTCCGACTGTGTCGGCTGACCGTCTCGCTCTGCCGGCGCCCTCCGCCGGCAGCACCGGACGATCACCATCGTGAGGAACAGGAAATGGCCGAAACGATCAGCAGCGGCGGAAGGATCGGAAACGATCTCATGTGGATCGGAGCCGACCGCGTCAAGATCTCAGGAAGCGACGAGGTCGTCGTTCTCACCGTGAGGAAGAACAATTGCGGCGGCGAGGTGATCGCCAGAGACATTGCGTCGCCCGCGCATGTATCGGCCCTTCGCGACATCGCCCGTCGGATCGAGAACCTGTTGGTCGAGGTCGAATTCCAGGCCGTCGCCACACCAGCCGCCGAGGCCCTCGAGGGCGTCGCCCTCGCGATCTCGACCGAGGAGACCCGCTATTACCTGAACGGCGTCTACATCCACCTCGGCGGCGCCGAGAGCCGTCTGCTGACCTTCGTCGCCACCGACGGCCACCGCCTCTCGCTCGTCCGCCGCGACTGTCCCGACGGCGCCGACGGCATGCCCGGCGTCATCGTGCCGCGCAAGACGGTCGCCGAGGTGTCGAAGCTCTGCCGCGGCAACCCGAAGGAGGCACGCCTCTCGATCTCGGACACCAAGATCCGGTTCGAGATCGGCGACGTGACCCTCGTCTCGAAGCTGATCGACGGCACCTTTCCGGAATACGACCGCGTCATCCCGGCCAAGACGGCGACAACGGCGTCGGCCGTGATCCAGCGCGAGGCCACGCGCGACGCCGTCGACCGCGTGATGACCATGAACGCGGAGCGCGGACGGGCCGTCAAGGTGACGATCGACGGCGCGACGATGGAAATGCGCCTCGACGTTTCAGATCCCGACAGAGGAAATGCCACCGAGACGGTCGGGCTGGTCAGCGCCGAGCCGATCGACATCGCGATTGGACTCAACGGACGATACCTCGTCGAAGCCCTCGACGCCCTCGGCGGCGACACGGTCTCCATCGCCGCCACCGACCCGGGCTCGCCCGTTCTGATGACCCCCGCCGACGATCTCGCAGGCACCCGCCGCCTGATCGTCGTCATGCCGATGAGGGTGTGAACCATGGCCAAGCTGGACACCGATGCCGTCGACCGCATTCGCAGGGTGATCGAGGCCGAAGAGGCCATGGGAGACCAGAAACTCGCGATCGCGCTGACGCTCTTGCTCGAGTGGCATGAAAGGCAGGGCGAGATGTTCCAGTCGCGGGTTCGCCCGTGGTTGTTCACCTGTTTCGGCATCGAGATCGTCGCCGATCGAACGGAGCGCAATCACCGCTTTCTCGAGGAAGCGCTCGAACTGGTGCAGGCTCTCGGCGGCACCCGCAGCGAGGCACACCAGCTCGTCGACTATGTCTTCGACCGCCCCGTCGGCGATCCAGGCCAGGAGGTCGGCGGCGTCATGGTGACGCTCGCCGCGCTCTGCCTCGCCGCCGGCCTCGACATGCACGAAGCCGGGGACACCGAACTCACCAGGGTCTGGACCAAGGTCGAGGCTATCAGGGCGAAGCAAGCGGCGAAGCCGAAGCACGGGCCGCTGCCGGGGCAGGTTCGGCTGGTGCGGCACAAGAAGCGCGGATCCACCTATCGCGTCGTCGGAACGGCCCTGCTGCAAGCCGCCGCGCCCGTCGGCGAGGCATGCGCGATGGTCGTCTATCGCGACGTCGACAAGGGAACCCTCTGGGTTCGACCGGAATCGGAGTTTGACGACGGGCGTTTCGAGGAGGTCGGCGCATGACCGCCCAGTTCACCGCGAAGTGTCGCGTCGAAGGCTCCCGCCTCATCCTGTGCTCCGCCATCGAGCCGGCCGTCGAGGTCGGTGGGCAGGGCGCCCGACGGCAGGGTCTGAAGATGACGACGCGCGTGCACCTCGAGACGGACCGGACGCGCCAGGCGCTCGCCCTGATCTCCGGCGACTACGGCCGCGGCGTGCTCGTCAACTACTGCCCATTCTGCGGCGAGAAGATCGTGACCACCTTCGACGAGAAAGGCGCGTGAGATGACCACCTTTCTCCGACAGGCCCTGATCTGGATCGGTCTCGCCACCGCGCTTCAGGTCGGAGCCGTGATGATCGACCGGTCCATCTTCCCGCTGATCCACGCGACCGGCGACGACACCGACAGCGCCAGCGAGCGCTCCGGCCTCGGCCTGCGCACCGATCACGGCACCGGCTGCCAGTATCTCGAGAGCCGCTTCGGCGGCCTCGTCCCGCGCCTCGACGCCGCCGGCCGGCACGTCTGCAAGAGGGGGATGTGAGATGACCGATCGTCCGATTCCCTTCTCCGATCCGATGGTGTCGGCGCTGCTCGCCGGCCGTAAGACGCAGACGCGGCGTGCCGGCGGTCTCGTCGTCGGGATTTCCAGCGAACAGGCGGAGAGCCTCGATCTCGACGGATGGAGCGTCGGCGAGTGCGCCGGCGGGATGTGGGCCGCGAGGGTCTCTCCCGGTGACCGCCTCTGGGTGCGCGAGGCCTATTGGCAGCGCGGCCATTGGGTCGAGACGCCCGGCCTGACGAAGCAAGGTCGCATCAAGTGGGCCTTCGTCCCGGCCGACGACGACGTCCGTTTCGACCGCCCCGACGGCGAGGTGCGCCTCGGCCGCTTCATGCCGCGCAAGTACAGCCGCATCACGCTCGACGTGACCGAGCTGCGGGTCGAGCGCCTGCAGAGCATCAGCCGTGGTGACGCGATGGAAGAGGGCTGTCCCTTCCCGAACATGGCGAAGGGACCGAACCCCGTCGACTGGTACGCCGACCTCTGGAACGTCATCAACGGCGAGGGTGCGTGGGAAAAGAACCCCTTCGTCACCGCCATCACCTTCCGCGTCCACCTCTGCAACATCGACCGCATGGAGGCCTGACGACCATGTCCGGCAGCGTCAACAAAGTCATCCTGATCGGTCACCTCGGGCGCGACCCGGAGGTCCGCCGCACCCAGTCCGGCGCGCCGATCGTCACCCTCTCGGTGGCGACGTCCGAGTCCTGGCGCGACCGCGCCTCCGGCGAGCGCCGCGAGAAGACCGAGTGGCACCGCGTGGTGGTCTTCACCGAAGGCCTCGCCAAGGTCGCCGAGCAGCACCTGAAGAAGGGCATGCGGGTCTATGTCGAGGGCAAGCTCGTCACCCGCGAATGGGCCGACCAGCAGGGCGGAAAGCGCTGGACGACCGAGATCGTCCTCAACGACTTCCGGTCGAACATCACCATGCTGGACCGCCAGCAGGGCAACCGCCCACCGGAAGGCGACGCCGACGACTACGCCGGGCCGATGTCCGGCGGCTACGACGACGATCCGATGGGAGGGCAGTGAGCCATGAGCAACTTGGTGCAGACGTGCCTCGTCATCATTCAGCTTTCGACCGGGGAACCGGCGGCGACGATGTTGTGGCCTGATGGACCGGAGGCCCGCGCCGTCTGCGAAGACTACGCGCCGAAGTGGAACAAGGAAGCCGAGGCGAAGGGGTTCCGAGCCGAGTGCCGCCCTGCCGTCCCGTGCCCTCAGTTGAAGGACCCGGTTGGATGGAGTGGGGAGCCGAAGCCGTGACCGACAAAACGCTCATCATCGAACTGACCGTCGGCCCCAACCTGGCCAGCACCAATCACTATGCCATGCCGGACGAGAAGGAAGCCGAACATCTCGACTTCTATTCGACCGGCTTCGTCGCGGGGTACTCGGAACGCCTTGCCGAGTCCGCCGGCTGGCGCGGGTTCTTCGTCGGCCTTGCCATCGGCGCGACGCTGATCGGCTACATCGTCACCGCCTCGACGGCCCGCGCCGAGACCATCGACGGCGATCGCATCCGCATCATCGACGGCGATACCGTCGCGCTGCCGTGCGATCCGGCCCGCGGGATCTACCCCGGCTGCGCCGAGCGCGTCCGCCTCGTCGGCATCGACGCGCCGGAGACCGCCCCCCGCGCCCGCTGCGAGGCGGAGGCCGTCGCCGGCCTCGAGGCCAAGGCGACGCTCGCCGGCCTGATCAGAGGCCGCTCGGTCGAGATCACCCGCACCGGCGTCGATCGCTACGGCCGCACCCTGGCGCGCCTGACGGCCGGTGGCAGCGACGTCGACGCCGCGATGCTCGCCGCCGGCGCCGCCATCCCCTACGCCCCCGGTCGCGCCGCTTGGGGCCTGCGCTGCCGCCACTGGTGCCCGTCGGCACCGCGCTGCGAGGAGTGACGATCATGGCCGACAAGACCGCCATCGAATGGGCCGACGCGACCATCAACCCGGTCCGCGCGCGCCGAATGGACGATGTCGTCGAGCCGCGCCGTCGCATGGGCTGGCACTGCGAGCACGTCTCGGAGGGCTGCCGCAACTGCTACGCCGAGGCCCTGAACCGCGACCGCTTCGGCACCGGCCTCGACTACAAGCCCGGCCACCTCGTCGCGAAGGGCGGGACGGTCAAGATCTATCTCGCCGCCCGGGCGCTGACCGACATGCTGAGCTGGCGCCGCCCGCGCCGGATCTTCGTCTGTTCGATGACGGACCTCTTCGCCGACTTCGTCCCCGACTGGATGATCGACCGCGTCTTCGCCGCCATGGCGCTGGCGCCACAGCACACGTTCATGCTGCTGACCAAGCGGCCCGAGCGGATGCGGGAGTACCTGTTTTCAATCAGCGCCGCCGGGCTGAATGGTCGCCAGATGGAGATGCGCGCCGCGGTCCGTGACATCAGCCCAGAAAAGGCGACGCTGGCCGAGACCGAGGCCGTAATCCGTGTTTCCGGGGCAAGAGAAACAGGAACTTGGGCGCCCCTCCCCAACGTCTGGCTCGGCGTCACCGCCGAGGACCAGACCCGGGCCGACGAGCGCATCCCGGTGCTGCTCGCGACGCCGGCGGCAAAGCGGTTCGTGTCGGTCGAGCCGATGTTGGGGGCGGTCGATTTGACCAACCTCGACAACACAGGGACCTGTCGCCAGGAAAAGCGGCATGGGATCAACGCACTCTGGAAAACGTCCCTACGCCCCCGCCTCGACTGGGTGATCTGCGGCGGCGAAAGCGGCCCGAACGCCAGACCACGACATCCGGTCTGGGTGCGGTCTCTTCGCGACCAGTGCGCCGCGGCAGGAGTTGCCTTCTTCGACAAACAGCAAGGCGAGTGGGCCGCGCGCTCGAATGCCCCGACGAAGTGGAGCCGGGCGTGGTGCGCCCGGAACGACGGGACGTTCGTGTCGATGGACGACTACGATCCCGCGACCTGCGAAATCCTGTTCGACGTCGGCAAACGCGCCGCCGGCCGCCTCCTCGACGGCGTCGAGCATCTCGCCTTTCCGGAGACGTGACCATGGCGAACACCACGGCACCAGCCACCAGATCAGCCGCACGGCCTGCCCCGCGCCGAGGCCTGCGGCGCGCCGAGGCGGCCGACTACATCGGCGTGTCTCCTTCCAAGTTCGACGGCCTCGTCGCCGATGGGCGGATGCCGGCGCCCCGGCTTCTCGACGGCTGCGTGATATGGGATGTCCTGGAGATCGACTCCGCGTTTGACGATCTGCCGCGCAAGGGTCACCCTGAGGCGCCCACGGCGCCCGCCTCGACCTCGGACGTGTGGAGCAATCCGCGTGTCTGAGGATCTCGCCATGCCGCGGCGCCTGCCGAAATACTGCGTCGAGGACGTCGATCGCCACGGGAATGCGCGCGTCTATCTTCGCCGCAACGGCCGCAAGATCCGGATCGTCGGCACGCCGTGGACGGAGCCTTTCATGACCGCCTACGCCGCGGCGCTGCAGACGATGCAGCGGCCGGCGATCGAGGCCGGCGAGCGGGTCGAGATCAAGCGCTCGGCGCCCGGCACGTTGCGCTGGCTCGGCGAGCAGTATTTCGCGGGATGTGCCGACTACCTCGCCCTCGAGCCGTCGACGCGCGACGGCTATCGCCGCAGCCTCGAGGGCGCGTGGGAAGAGCCGATCGAACCGGGATCGGTGCACCTCTTCGGCGACATGCCGATCGCCCGGGCGACGCCGAAGGCGCTGCGCGTGCTGCGCGACCGCAAGATGGACGCCAAGGAAGCCGGCAACGCGCGCGTCAAGGCGCTGCGCGGGCTCTTCCGCTTCGCGGTCGAATACGACCACGCGACGACGAACCCGGCCGATTCCGTTCCCTATTTCAAGACCCGGTCGAAGGGCCACCACACCTGGACGGTGGCCGAAGTCGAAGCCTATGAAGCGCGCCACCCGATCGGCACGACAGCGCGGCTCGCGCTGGCGATCCTGCTCTACACCGGCGTCCGACGGTCCGACGCCGTGCGGATCGGGCCGCAGCACGCTTCGGACGGGTGGCTGCGGTTCACCGCCTTCAAGAACCGGAATCGCTCGCCCGTCGAGATCAACATCCCGATCCTGCCGACGCTCGCCGCGGTGATCGAGGGATCGGCGAAAGGGCACCTCGCCTATCTGGTCACGAAGTTCGGAAAGCCCTACTCGATGGGCGGATTTTCCGGCCAGTTCAAGGACTGGTGCGTCCAGGCCGGATTGCCGCACTGCTGCGCCCACGGCCTGCGCAAGGCCGGAGCGACGCTCGCCGCCGAGGCCGGCGCAACCGAGCGCCAGCTGATGGCGATCTTCGGATGGTCCGACGCCAAGACGCCGAGCATCTACACCCGCGCCGCCGACCGAAAGCGCATGGCCGGTGCCGGCATGGGGTTGATCGAAACGGGGCGAAGCGAGTACAACGAAGTCCCACCGGCCGCCGAGATGGCGTCCAGTGGGACAAAAACAGCCTGA